CCCCGCCCCGGTCAGCGCGGGAAGCTCCGGCCCCGACGACGCCGGACCTCCACCGGAGGCGCGTCCGACTTCTTCAACTCCGACAACCCTTGCGACAGCGCATCGACCACGTCGTCATGCGCTCCCGTGGGGAACGCTGACAGCTCGGTAGCAGCCTGGTCACACCATGGCGCGCCGGACACGAAGGACACTTGCCCTGCCTCGAACAGCGGCGACACGGCCGACGCGCGAACCGGCTTGCCGGTGCGGCCTACTGGGCGGTCCACTACCCCGTTGAACGTACGCTGCAACGTTTCAACCACGGCTTGCCCGTTCGCTGCGCGCTCCACTACGTGCTTGATCGCATCCGGGTACTTGCGCAGGAACGGTCGCATCACTGATAGCTGCTTGGTGAAGCCACCTCGGAACCTGACGATGTCCAGCACGAAGTAACGGTTCCCGGTGCGCTGCATCGCCGCGCCCACGTTCCAGTCCCCGGAGTTCCTGACTTTTGTGCCGAAAGTCAGGTCCCACGACGTGATCAGTTCATCCGGCTCCGGGATCTCGTCCCATGGGACATACCGGAACCAGTTCATCAGGAACACGGTCCCCTGGGGGTCCCCTGGGCGTTGCTGATACTGGGCGTTGAACACGACGGACCCGACTTCTTGGCGGGTCTTCTCGTATCGGGCGACAGCTTGGGCGCCCGTCTCGTGTTTCTGCACGGACAACAGCGGCTCACCTGGCTTGCGTCCAAGCTGGTCGCCGTGCTCCGCGAGCGCCGGGAAGACGACGTGTTCCCACCCGTCCTCTTTCAAGAGGCGGCCGTTGAGGTCGTCGTCGTGCCAGCGGGTGGCGATCGACAGGACGATGCTGCCGGGGCGCATGCGGGTTTTGATGACGCCTTGCCACATGTTCCAGATGCGGCGCCGCACGGTCTCGGAATAGGCGTCTTCCATGTGCCGGATCGGGTCGTCGATCACGGCGACGCGTAGGCGGCGCCCGACCAGTGCACCGGAGATGCCGCGCGCGACGATGCCCCCCTTTCCGCCTACCGTCCATGCCTTCACGCCACCTTCGGCAGTGCCGGGTTTGCGTTCGTCGTAGAGGCGGCGCACGTCGCCGGAGAACTTCTCCGCCAAGCTGGCTTCGGCGGACACGATGCCGATTTCCCACTCTGGGCGGTGCAGGGCCAGCCACAGGGGGAAGACGACCGAGGTGGTCATGGACTTGCCCATCCCGGGTGGCATGGACACGATGAGGTTGGTGTCCTGGCCGTCGTCGGCCCGGGAGACGGCTTCTTCCAGCTTGCGAATCAGGTAGTCGGTGTGGGGGCGTGGGATGTACGTCGGGCCCACCACGGCGCGGGCAAGCGTGCTGAGGGGGATTGGGCGGCAGCTCTTGCGCCGGGAGCGTAGAAGCTCCAGGAACGCGGGTAGCTCGTGGTCCTGGCGGCGCGCGTAGATCGCTTTGATCTGGGCGGGGCTCAGGCCGTCAAGCGGGTTCGGGGCCTCCATCGTCGTCGTCAAGCTCTGCCTCAATCTCGCGTCGCAAGTCGTCCAACTTCACCGTGTGCGCCGGTCCGTATCCGGTTCGGTCCAACACGATCTGTGCCGCCTTGACGCGGTCCTTGTGCTCGACGTCGTTGACCACCTCGTGGAGCGCGCGCACGGAGTCGGCCACCAGGTCTTGCAACTGCATGATGCGTCGTTCGACCTGTCGGCGCGGATCGTTCGCGTGCTGTCGGCAGTAGCCGTCTTCGACGGCCTTCCTGCTGCACTGTCTCCGGTGTCCTTGCCCGACTCCGATCTCTTGGGCGCACTGTGGCTCGTTGTCGTCACGCTTGGTCACGTCATGTCCCGTGATCCGAGGATGCCGGTCACAGCCGATCCAGCGAACGTCAAGATGGCTGCTTCCCACCAGTGCGTGAACATGGGCGTCCAGAGCCACAGCGCCGTGGTGATGGCGCCGTTGATCCAGAAGCCCAGGCACCATGCGCACGTGATCAGGGTGTCGAGGAACTGGGATACGGGGTGGGGGTTGCGGCGCAGGGGGCCCCAGAGCCAGGGTTCTGTGATCTCGTCGTGGCCGATCAGGCGCCAGAGTCGGTAGGAGGCCAGTCCGGTCACGACGGCGTATAGGACGGCTGCGAGCGCAGGGAGGATGGTTGCTGTGGTGGCGTTCATGCGGGCTCCCGGTAGATGCGTTGGCGTCCGGTGGTGGGGTCTGGCAGCACTCGATAGGTCATGCGTCGCTGCCGGGCGCGGTTGTTTCGTGCTCGGGGTGGTGTGCGTAGGCCCTTGTCTGGGATGCCTCGTTTCTCCCAGGCGGCTGGGGTGGTGAGTCCGTGGTGTTGGAGGGTGGGTAGGACGGCGGAGGCGAACGTTGATTCGTGGCTTGACAGCCACGTCTTGGGGTTGTGTGGCGTGCTGTAGGTCTTGGGGTCTGAGTGATATGTGCCGCCGATCTTCGCGAGGTTGCCGTACAGGGTGCGGATGTGTGCGGCGGGGATGCGGGATCCGAGGTCGAGTGCGTGCAGCATGGCGGCTGAGTGGATGGTGAGGGGGGTGTGGAGGTCGTAGCAGAGGTGGCGGGCTCTGGGCTGTATGCGCTTGAGGAGACTTGCCGTGTCGCGCATGCCGTTTGCCCACCGGGATCTCCAGTCGGCGAACCGTTCACATGCCTTGTCCAGGGGGCCCCAATGCATGGTTGTGAGTTGGTCGATAGGGCGCAACAGGAAGAAGTCGTCATTCCACATGACCCATGGATCGCTGATGCGCTGGAATCCGCAGGCGAACCGGTAGTGAGCGCGTGTCGTGGCGTACTTGTTGCGCTGCTTGGGGCGGGCGATGCAGTTGAGATGGTCGCTGTCTTTGAGCCATTGCGGCCATGCGCCGATGACCCAGATGTGCCCGTAGGGCATATTCTGTTCGATCGACCGCAAGGCGTACCGGAGTTCGGGGTTGTCCCCGTTCCGGCAGGGTAGGACGATGTCCGGCGCGTCTGGCGTGTAGGGCATGGGTCACGTCCAGTCAGGCGTGTCGCCGGTCGTATCGAGTACGAAGAGTGCGTGCCTGCTGTCAGGGATCACGGCCAGGAACGTCCCATCAGCCTGAGTGACCTTGCGCACGTGGGGCACCTTGAAGAACCCGTAGACCGTTTCGTCTCCATCGCGGGGGTGGTTCGTGACGATGCGTGGCCAGCACTCGAACCGGAAATCGTCCAGGTCCCAGTCTCGGGCGTCTTGACCATCAACGCTCAGGTTGAGGTGAGCGGGCGGCGGCTTGCCGGGGTCGTCGTCGGCTCCCTGTTCCTGGTACTCGACCGAGAGGTGCACCATGTGTTCCCCGGTGACGACAGCCGAGTGTTGTTCGTCGCGTGTGCCGTCCGGGTTCAGAGGTCGGACGCGGTACGGGACCCGCGCGTTCACGAATTCATTCAATGGTGCCTCACTGGTGCTCGTGGCCATTTTCGGAGTTTAACCCTCGGGTTGCGGGTCTTCCGTGCGCGGTGGTGTCGTGTCGTCGCTCGTGGGCTCGTTGTCCGTCAGTGTGGGGGTGATGGTGACGCCCGGCTGATTCGCGATCTGGGCGCGAGCGCTGAACGACGGAAGCGGGTTGGCTGGGTCGAATACCGGGCGGGCGCCGGGCGCCGGTGCGGTACCGGGTCGGGCCGGTGCCGGGCTGGTCTGGATCGGCGTGTGTCCCTGGCCGGGCTCCGGGCGTGCGGAGCGTGCCGGGCCCGGGATGTCGGGGTGGGGGATGCGTTCGAGGATCGCGGCCAGGACGGCATAGTCAGTGCCGTTCAGTGGCTCGCTGGTGTCTATGACGATCTGCATGATGGTCAGGGTATGAGAATGCCCCGCCGCGAGCGCCAGGAAGGGTGTTCCTGGTGTCGCGGCGGGGCCGGGTGGTGTGGTCAGCGCAGGTCGATTCCGAGGTCTTCCACCGGCTCTTCGAGGTGGTAGACAACCTCATCGGTGTAGTAGTCCGTGTAGTCGTCGCACACCACGGCGAATCGGTCACGGTTTCCGAAAGTGGTCTTACCGGCGGGCTCAGCGATGTGGGTCTCGGGGCAGTGGTGGCAGTCTACGTAGGCGGTGGTCTGAGTTGCCATGGTGTTCCTCCGTGGTTGTGTTCCCGACCTGACAACCACTACGTTACACACCTTTCGTTGGTTGTGCAACCTGAGCGTTGCTACCGGATGTCGGGTCAGTGCTCCCAGCGTCCAGGTAGTCAGCAGGTTCCAGGTCCCACCACTGCGAGCCAGAGCACACGATGTCGTGGCGGCATCTGGGGCAGCGGAACGCGATCAGCAGGATGCGGCGGCCGTTGGGTCGCTCGGGCTGTGCTTCGCCCCGGTTGACTGGCTGCTCCGCGACGTTCCCGCACTTGTCGCACACGTCCGGCAGCGGTCCGCCTGCCCGGCGTGGCTGACACAGGATGACCCCTGCCCATCCCCACCCGTTCCAGTTGACCGGCCAGCCGTCCCACCGTGGCGGTAGATCGTGATGGGTTAAGACGATCTCAGGCATCGGGCTTGCTGTCTTCCTCGGTGCTCTGGAGTTTCTGGGCTTCCTCCCGACGCTGGAATACCAGGACTGATCGGTGTGTCACGTCCGCGAGCGCCGTCGCGGCTTGCGCGAGGGCGCGTGCGTCGTGTTCGAACTGCTCGAACCTTCGTTGTGAGAGCGGGCCCGATGGACCGGTGATGAGCCATCGCATGCGCTCGGTTCCCATGAGGCGGACGATGTCGCCATACGCGCGCCGGGCTGTGCGCCAGTGCTGGTTTAGCTCTTCGGAGGCTTCGGCGTCGTCGGTGATGGGTGCGTGGTCGGCTTCGACAACGAGCCGTAGACGCGTCATGACGCGTCAACCTGGGGCCACGGCCAGCGCATCCACTCCGCACGGGGGAACCGGTCTGCGAACGGTTCCCAACCAGGTTCGCACGGGTCGGTCATGCGCCATCCGTCGAATCCGTCTGCCGGGTCGTCGTGTGCGTCCCAGATGACTTGCTGGGCGTTGTGGGCGCTGTCGGCCATGACGGCGGCACAGATGATGCTGATGCTGTACGAGCCTTCGTCGTCGGGGGCGTATCCGGTGATCCACCATGGCCCGTGGTAGGTGAACGCTCCGCTCGCGTACCAGGACACCCACCACGGACGGGTGTCGGTGGTGGGTGTCTGGTCGGTGGTTTCAGTGCTCATGGTCTCCAGTCTCGTCGGTGTCGCGGGTGGTGTCGCGCAGCTCGAACACGTTCACGGGTGTGTTGATGATCCCGGGATACATGACGGTCTTCGCGGCGATGCGGAACAGGCGCTTGCCGGACACGGTGTGGGCGAGTGCGCGTGTCACGGCCTGGTTCCGGTCCAGGGGGTGGCCCACGATGCCGCCTGTGCGGCTGTAAGCCTCTGCGAGGACGTCAAGGTCCCCGATGTCCACGCGGGTCTCTCCGCGCTCCCGTAGGACGTCTGCGGTGTGCTCTGCGAGCGTCTTTCGCTCCATGGTGTTCCCTCTCATGCAGGGAGCCGGACCCCGTGTGGGGGCCCGGCTCGTGTGGGTGGTCAGCGGCGGGGGTAACCCGGGCCGCCGTAGGTGACGTTTCCGTTCTGGTCCTTGGTGGCGGTCCATGCCTGGTTGGCGACCTGGCGGGCGTCGCCCTCGGTCTCGCGGGTCCACAGGACCGCGTAGCCGTAGTTACGGGCCTTGACCGCGATGCCCCAGGCGCCAGAGGCCAGGGTGCCCAGGATGATCTTGTCGCCGGTGGGGAAGGTGGAAACCTGGGTGATGTTGGCGAACTTGGCGGTGGTGCCGAGGATGTCCGTCATCTGAGCCATGGTGACCTCCGGGTCTGTTCGGGTTGGGGCTGTTCCCCTGACCTCGCGAGAACTACGTTACACACATCCGGGCGGATGCGCAACCCGCACGTTCCAGGATCAGTGCGTCTGTCCCAGTGACGCGCATGCGGACGTTCGTGATGATGTCCATATTCCAGATCCTTTGCCACGTAGGCGCATCGGCCGGGGCGTCGAAGGTGACAAGGACGCCTTCGGGCATCGTGGTGTTGACGCGCGGGGGATACATCTTCCATTCGACTGAGCGGACGACGTGCCAGGGCGCGCCGTCGTAATCCATCGACACGAGCGCCCCTTCAAGCGGGACGGCGCGGCTGTGCGCAAGCCACTGCGACAGGGCCACGCGGTAGCCGAGCCGACGCGCTTCCGCGTCGCGCTCGCCACCCTGGGCGTGCACCAGGTCCCACTCCAGGGCGACTGGTGGCCGCGAAAGCCAATGCAGTACCTCACCGCCGGACTGTGCGTCAGCGTCGCGCCAGTACTGCGCCATCTGGGCGAGCAGGATGTTTTCTGCTGGTGTCATGGTGACTTCTTCCGCGTCCGGGCAGATTGGATCGCTCACGACCTTGTTCGGGAACGACAGTGCCCAGCGAACGCGTTCGGTGGACATCTGGTGCATCGCGGCGAGGCCAGCAATCGTGTACTTCATGGCGGTGCGTCCTTTCTCGTGTGTGAGCCGGGCCCTTGTGGGCCCGGCTCGGGGTGGTTCAGATCAGGGTGATGCTGGTCGCCTTGCGGAACGTGCGCGTCTCCTGCGTCCCCAAGCGCTGTTCACCGCCGATGAAGTCGAATCGCATGTACTCGATGCGTACCGTGATGGTCTTGGCCGTGGTGGAGATGATCTCGATGATCTTCCAGTCGTTGCGCTTGTCGTACTGGACCACGTCGCCCGGCTTGAGGTCAGCGGCGATGGGTGCGGTGGTGGTGTTGTTCTTCATGGTGACCTCCTGGCCGGTTCGGGTTGGGGCCGTTCCCCTGACCTCGTGAGCACTACGTTACACACATTCGAGCGCGTGTGCAACCCGGGAGTTGCGAACGGGTTGCAGGCAGCCCAGCATCACAGGTTTCCCGGTTTCCTGACCGGGTTGAGGTCGCCCGGGTCCGCCTCCCAGTGCCACACCGGCATGCCATCGGCGCCGGGTTGCAGCCGGACGGATGCCCGGCGTTCCCCGATGGCCTCGCTCAGGCGCCGCACGGCGTCTGCAAGCCTGTCGAGCGCGGCGGAGGCGGCATTGGCTGCCCGTGCAATCTCACGGGCGTCCAAGGGGCTCATGAGCTGGTCGGTCATGGTGGTCATGAGACAGGCTTTCCGGGCTGTCCGCACCCGGGGCATCGGCCCGCGAACCGGTCGCTCCAGTCACCTTCCCCGCCTCCGCCGCGCTCGAAGGTGTTCACGCGGCATCCCGCACTGTCGCAGTAGAGCATGTCGAAGGCATCCGCGTTCAGGCTCACGTCTGGTTCCTGTCTGTCTGGTGGCGGGTGTTGTGCCACTCGGGCTGGTAGTCCGGGTGGTCTCTGTAGGCGCGGGTCATGCTCTTGACGGTGTGGTGGAGGAAGGTTGCGACGTAGGCGCGACCGATTTCGCGCGTGGATTCGCTGGTGTCGGAGCAGTCGGCGGAAGCCATGACAGTGGCAGCGAGCGCCAGGAGTTCGCGTTTCCATGCGATGTCCGCCAGAACGTGGGCGGGGTGGTGGTGGGCGATGTGCTGGCGGTCTTCCTCGCGTCCCACGGTGGCGACGTATCCCAGGCGTCCGAATCTGATCTTGTCCTCTCGAATGGCCTGGGCTGACACGTGGATCATGCCGTCTACGGCGGCTGACCATGGCGCGCCGGAAGCGGCGAACGCGATCCGTTCCTCATCGTCCAGCCGGGCGGTAAGGAACGTGATCATCGCTCGGTCGTGGGGGTATGTGTCCGTCATGGCGTGGGCACCTCATTGCGGCGCCGGGCGATGCGACGTGCCGCTTCGTCGCCGGTCGCTGGGATGTGTAGGACGCCCGGGTGTGCGTGGACGTCGGCGGGGTTCGGGATGGCGTAGACGTCGGCTACGTCGCGTGCGGTTCCGATATAGACGTCAGCCACCTTGCGGGCCACGCTGAATGCGATGTGGTCCCACCAGTCGTGACCGTACGCTGATGCGATGTGGGTTGGGGGGATGTCGGCCGGGCTGCCATATACGACGATCGCGGGCTGTTCGGTGCGTTCGGCGCGGGCGCATAGAACGTCAACGATGGTGTCGGTGAAGTCCACGAACCGTTCCACCTCTGCGACGACTCCGGGCGGGAGGGGGGCGATGCCGCGTTCCCATACCTTGCGGATGTGGTCGCGGTTGACGTCCAGGATGAACGCGAGGTCTTCGACGGTGAGGCCGAGGGCGTGCCGCGTCATGCGCAGCCATCCGGCGTTCGCGCCTTCTTCGGTGAGCGTGCTCACGAGCTTGTCTCCTTCGTGTCGTCGGGGGTGAGTCCCTTCCATCGGATGGTCAGGCCGTCCGGTGCGTCAGGGTCTTGGGTCATGATGAGTTCGGCGCCGTGGGTGATGATCGGGGACATCTGCACCATGTCGTGATCTTCGGGGAAGACGTCTGTCGCAGACTTCGCGGTGTGTGGGCCGATGATCCGGCCGACGATGTAGCGTCCCTCGGGCATTCGGGCGGCGACGACTCGTGGGTCCCTGGTGACCACGGTGACGAACGTCGCTTCGCGTAGGGCGTTCTCCCATGTCTTCTCATCCGAGATGACACGAACGCGGTCCCGGTCGGTGTATGTAGTCATCGCTAGTTCTCCTGACGGTAGGGGTTGTGTGCCTTGGTCCAATCGGGGAGGTCTGCCGGTGCGCCGAGGATGACCGCCGCCTTGGCGACGTGCTGTGCTCCCTGGTCCCAGATGACGGCCATGACGTGGCGGGCGTGGTCTTCCTCGCGGGTGTTCCAGGTGAAGCGGATGTCGTCTGGATCGCATTCACAGGTGGCGACGACAGTTCGTGAGTCGGTCATGATGGCGTGCCCGTGGAGCATGCTGCCGGTGTTCATGATGGGAGTGTTCCTCTCGTGGCTGGCCTGCCGGACACCAGGGCCCGCGAGCGCCGGTGTGGGGCGTTCGCGGGCCGGAGTGACTGTCAGGTCTTCTCGGCGGTGTTGGTGGTCAGGCTGAGCGCGATCCGCACCAGCGCGCGAATGCCATCGTCAGAACGGTCACGTCTGTGGTCTTGTCGTAGGCGCTCATGCCGTGGTGCTTCCACGCGTAGCTGTTGTCGGCGGTGATCCACGCGCGGAACTTGTGTCCGCTGCACGTGTAGGAGACTTTGAGGGCTACGGGCTGCATGTCCTCCTGGTAGCTGGCGTGCAACTCCTGTTCGGCGGTACCGGCAAGGATGTCGGTGAGCTTGTCGAACTTCGCGGCGCGGTTCTCGGCCTTCGCGGTCTCGATCGCCTTGAGTCGGTCGTCGTTGGTGGTCACGCTCATCAGGCGCGCGTTCCAGGGGATCCGCTTCGCATCGGGCTTCACGTACACCTGCCATGTGGTGTCATCGGTGATGCGGACGATCGTGACGGCCGTGTACCGCTTGACGCCGAAGGGGCGCCGCTCTTCGACGTCGGTCACGCGGTAGAGGCGGTCCGTGGCGGTCTTGGGGCCGATGAGGTGGGTGGAGCCGGTCGTGATGGTCACGGGTGACCTCCTGGTCTGTTCGGGTTGGGGACTGTTTCCCTGACCTCGTGAGCACTACGTTACACGCATCAGACGCAATGTGCAACATGAGTGTTGCGGTGCGTTGTCCGCGAGCGTCAGGGCATGGAAGATCGTAGGATCGTGGGCGCACGGGACCTCTGCCGCAGGTGGGCCCGCGCGCCCCATAGAGGAAGCCCCCACGCGCCTGGTGAGCGTGGGGGCTTCCTCGTGCCTCCGTCAGGCTGGGCTGACCTGGTCAGGCCATGCCTGCCGGGACGCCTTGCCGTTGGTGACAGTGATGGCGTCGTGGCCGATCTCGTAGACCTCGCCGTGGAACGTTTCATCATCGGCGTAGGTGATCACGACGCGCTGACCGATGGCCAGGTTGCTCGCCGTGGGCTTCGGCTCGAACTCGATCGAGTCCGTGACCACCACATGCGGGATGAAGTGATCCATGCCGTCCAGGCGAGACTTGTGCTCGAAGAAGATCCGCGAGTTCCCGTTGCCGAACGGCTCGGGCCTGCGGTCGATCACGTAGGTACGGCGGGCGAGCTGGTTACCGTGACGGTCGTGTCCCGAGGGGATGGCGGTGATGGGACGGGGCTCATTGTACTTCTCACGGTTCAGCTTGTGCAGTGCCGCGACTCCCCTGCCGGTGATCCGGTAGGACCAGGTGCCGTCACGGCGGATGGAGCCCTCTGCCCACTTGCCCTCAACGAGTCCCTTCCGGGCCAGGGCTCGCAGGGCGGACGGGTTCGCGCCGATGATGCGGGACGTCTGGAAGTTGGTCGCGGAGACCGCTCGCAGGGCCGTCTTCTGGGCCTCGGTGAGGGTGATGTTCTTCATGGTGACCTCCTGGCCGGTTCGGGTTGGGGTCGGTTTCCCCTGACCTCCCCACGTACGTTACACACTTTCGGGCAGGTTCGCAACCTCCATGTTGGCGCCGGTGTCTCGGCGTGGTGACTTGCTGTTGTCGAACAGTCCGGCGTCCAGTGCGGCAATGAGGGTCATGTCACCGTGCTCAGGCCCGAAGTTGCGCAGGATGTCCAACGCCTCTTCCAGGATTGACGCGCTCATGTTCTCGTCTTCCAGGTAGGCATCAATGGCCCTGGTGAGTGCGGCGATGACGCTCGTGTCCTCGGCGTGGCGGCGACGGTAGTAGTTCTTGGTGGTTTCGTCGGGGCGCTGTCGCGCGATCTGTTCTATCTGGGTGAGCCGGGTGTTGACGCTGCCTGAGAACCTGGCGACCTTCTTGCTCCACGCGTGATATTCGTCGTCTGTCCAGGTTCCTTCCTGTAGCCAGGCTTTGCGCCGGTCGCGTTGGATTCTGATGTCTGCGCGGAGCATCGTCAGCGTGTGCCGGATGAGGTACGGGTTGTGAGTTGAGACCAATGTTTCCCATGCTTGGTCACTGATAACCGAGTTTGCAACCGTGTCCATGAGTCCGTCGTCTTCCATGCGTCATGGCCCTTCTTAGATGTGTGATGGGGAAGGTGTGTCATTCGTTGATGCCTGATGGAGCGTCGTCCCGTGGGCGCAACGCGTGCTTCGGGTTTCTTGGATGCCGGATGACAAAGGTGTCTGGCATGTTGCAGACGGTTTCTGCGAGCGCCCACGGGTCACGATGCGTGTTACCCGTGTTAGCGGTCGTATTCGGTTTCGTCGCGTCAGTTGTCCGCGTCTGGTGATGTCGCAGAGGGGGACACGCGTGAGCGTGTCCCCCTCTGGTCTCTCCTGGGGCGTTCAAGGTGGCCCCTCACCTCTGCCCCACCTCGCGGGTGCCTGTGTGGCCGGTAGCGGAACGTGCGCAGACCTACCGTCCGGCGTTCACGTGGTGGGGAAGTCGTTGTTGAATCACCTTCCGCGTATGGCCCAGGCGATGGCCCATACGATGGCAGCCCATCCGAACATGCTTCCGACGTGCGCGAATGCTTCGGGCCAGGTCATCAGTCCTGGTATCCCGGGCTGAGGCGGTTCTGGCACTCGTAGCAGGTGTCGGCCTGGGTGGGGTCACCTTCGTCGGGGATGTGGTCGCGTCCGCATCCTGAGCAGGTGACTTCCTCGGCGGGTTCGTCGCGGTCGTCGTCGGCGTCCGTTTCGTCGTGGTCGTAGTAGTCCTTGCCGTCCATCAAGGTTTCGTGTGTCCTTCCGGTGTCGCGTCGTGTGGTGGTGGGTGTCCAGCATGTCACCCGGCACGGGCTTTGGCTGGTTAGCGGCCCGTGAGCACGTCCAGGGCCCGTGTGGCGGCGTTGCGCGTCTTGGCCGTCATGTCGGCCAGGGACGGCATCACGGGCCGCGTGTGGGCGTTGTACGCGTTCTCGGCGGTGATGGTGCGCCCGCCGTTGCGGGTGTTGTCGTCGGTGAGCGTCTTGGTGTACTCGCGCATGGTTCCTTCCGGTGTTCGGGGTGTGCCCTGCCTGTGGCACTCCACCGGCCGCACTGGGGGGTGTGCTGCCGATGGGGCGTCTCAGAGACGGCCGGGTTGGGGTTCCCCGCGTGCCACGGGATCGATCCGGCATGGCACGCGGGGAAGACTGTTAGGCGACGCCGAGAAGACGGGTCCGGGGGGTGTTGGTGGCCTCGGTGAATGCGATGTCTCGCGGCTCCCTGTCCACCCACACGATCACGTCGGCGTAGGCGCTGACGTCCTCAGACCAGGTGTTCCAGTCGATGTTCACGGTGTCGGTCTCGGGGTCGTGGAACGCTTCGACCATGGTCTTTCCCATGGGCTTCCCGTCACGCATGAAGGCTGCTTCGGTGATTTCGATGCCCTGGTCGTGCAGGTCAGACAGGTTGATGGCCTCGACGATGATGCGCATGATGTGTGGTGCCTTTCGTGTGGCTGGTGTTTCCCGACAGCCACTAAGTTACACACATCGCGGGGGTTGCGCAACCCCTACGTTTCATCACTGGGTGTCGCGCCTTCCCGGGAAACCACAGCGCCCGCGAGCGCCACGGTGTGGCGTTCGCGGGCGCTGCTCGTGGTTGTCAGCAGTCGGCACCGGGCATGTGTTCTCACCTCATTCCGTTCGTCGTGGGCGGCCGGTGTCAGGCGATGTCGCACCCGTTCTCGCTCAGGGTGAGAACGCACCCTTCGCAAAGTGCGGCATCGTAGGCGTTGTCCGGTTCGCCGGGTGGCGTCACCTGGTGGACTTCGATGTCACCGCCTTCGGCTTCGGTGATGCCGCAGTCATCGCATGAGTCCATGGCGGCGGGTCCCTTCCTGTGAGCGTGTGCCGGTGGTGGTCAGGTCAAGACTTCGGCCGCCACCGGCTGGGGTCCGTCCTCGTGGCCTTGCGGTGGCCCTTCTTCTTGCCGACCTTGGGGTCGGCCACTCCCCACGTGTAGCGCTTGCCTTCGCGCTGCTTGGTGGTGTCGTCGGTGGTTGGTCGGGAGTGCCTGGGCGCGTCGTCTCCCCAGAGTCCAGCCATGGTGTGTTCCCCGTTCTCGTTGGTTGGTGGTCAGTCCGGATCGCGCCGGACTCCACGCGTCCACCCCGGCACGGGGTGACCGCATGGAGCCTGACGGAGCTAGCTGCTCTTGACGCCGGTCGGGTCGTCCGTGACAGGCGTGGTGGGATCGGGCTTGGCGTACTTGCTGATGTCGAAGCCATCCGTGTCGTCGGCTACAGCCTCACGGAGGGCGGCACGGTCCAGGTGGGGCGCGTCCACGTCCTTGACGACCTGGTAGCCGCTGATGGTGTAGCCGTCCGGAAGGAACCCGGCGAGGTAGTCCCGGTAGCCGTTCGCGGCGGCTTCGAGGTCGAAGTCTGCCGCGTGGTCCCCGACGATGGCGAGGATGGTCCCGGTGACGTCGGTGCCGAACACGGTCAGGGTGGTTCCGGCTTCGGTCGTGGTGGTCATGGTGTTCCCTTTCATGGGGTTGGTGGTGGTGTCCTGCCGGACACTCCCACCCAGGAACGCCGGGGCGCTCGTGGGTGAGAGTGCCTGTCAGGATCAGTTGAAGTCGTTCGGGTAGTGGTCGGGGCCTGCGCACAGCCAAAGAGACATGCCGTGTACGCATGACGGGTAGAGCTGGGCAGTGGCGAGGGGGAAGTTGTCCCAGGCGTTGCCGTCGTCGCCGCTGATGGCAAGGTAACCGTGGTCGCGGATGTAGACAGCCGCCATGGCGTCGGCGTTTGGTCCCTCGAACGTGACGCGGACCTGAGATCCGGTGGTCTTGTCCCAGTTCCACCCGCCGTAGGCGGAAACCCAGAGGGTGAAGGTGGTGGGCTGCTTGGTTGTGGTGTCCATGGTGACCTCCTGGTCTGTTCGGGTTGGGGACTGTTTCCCTGACCTCGTGAGCACTACGTTACACATGTCCGGGCCGTTGTGCAACCCGGACGTTGTCCTCTGTGCGTGGGGGTTGCGTCCAGCGTGCGGGAGTCGGCTATGATGGCACCGTTCGCCTGGGAGCGTCGATAGGTGTTCCCGACAGTTCTCCTTTCGTGGATCCGCCCCAGGCGACCTCTCCCGAACGTTGGAGAGACAGACAAAGACCCCTACCAGGTTTCCCGGTAGGGGTCTTGTCATGCCACTACAGCGGAGCGTCAGCCGACCACCTTCGCGGCCCGGTCGCCGGTCGCGTAGAATACGCCATCGATCACCCACGACTCACCATAGGGGTCACGACGCACGGACTCCCTGAACTCTGCCTTCGTCAGCTTGTGGCCTTCCCACCACACACCGAACGCGTCGTATGCGTCGTCGATGTCGTTCGCCGGGAAGCGCAACGGCACGACGTTCCACGTGCCTTGGGTGCCGCCGCTGATCTCGGTGGCCATCTTGTTGCACATCGTCTCGTCGTCGCTGAGCATGTCAACTTCGCTGTACCGGTAGATGTCCATTTCTCCCTCACCTGCCATCATGAGCGATGCTTCATCCACTGTCAGTTCCCAGACAGCGACGTGGACGCCTGGAGTGTTTCCGTAGTCCTTCGACGCGGTGATCCGGACAATCTGTGAGTCGTCGTCGATCACGCCCGGCCACGCGTCTTTCGGCTGTATGGCGTCCATGACGGCACGCACGAGCTTGTCCAGGTCGCCCGTGCTGCGAACGGACGGATAGAGGCGGTTCTTCGCGCTGGCCGGGCGCGTGAACATGAACTTCACCATCGCTGCGCACGGGCCGTCCAGACGTCGCCCCATCTGCTGTGCGGCGGTGGAGCGTACGACTGCCATCCATTGTTTGACGTCGGTCTGTTCGATCATGCGGCCCTTGCCGATGTGGCGTAGTGACCCCTTGGGGCGGGGGATGCCGAGGGCTGTGAACTCGATCATGCGGCACCTCCGGCGAACGCGGCGAGGATGTCCCCGGCCTGCACCGCGCGCATGATGCGGACCTCTCGCGAGTCGCCATCGACCTTCTTAGCCCTGTACTTGGCTGCCTTGTCCGTGTAGGGACGCTCGTACTCGGATTGCCCGCCCCAGATCCCTTCTTCGTGCTCGTTCTCGTAGGCGTCGGTGAGGCACTGGGTCACCACCGGGCAGGCGCGGCAGATCTGCTTGGCCTTGCGGATGCGTGCAATCTCTTCGTGCAAGGTCTCACGTGTGTCCGTATCCGCCGGGGAAAATGTCTCAGCGTCGTCGGGTCCACAGGCCGCATCCCGGTGCCACTCGGGCGGGGATAGGTCGAACTTGGAGAACAGTTTTCGGCCTTTTCTGCCGTCCCACATGGACACTTGCGCCATGACTAGTCCCTTTCATGTGTGAGTGAGCGTTAGATGGTTTTTTGCGGAGGGTGGGCCGCGTTGCTCAGATTCTGTCGATCGCCCAGATGAACACTGATCCTCCCGCGATTCCGATTGCGGCGCCAATGATCACTGCGATGACGATGAGCGCTGTTGCGGTCGCCGTGCCGCTGAGGATGGCCTTGATGTTCACGATGTTGCCTGGGACTTTGCTCGCTCGTTGAGCATGTCCAGCAAGATCGGGTTCTCTACCAGGTCTGCCTTGGTGAGTGCCTTGAAGATGCCGCCGGGCCCGTAGTTCAGGCTTGCTGTGCGGGTAGGCGTCTTGGGTGCCGTCTTCGCGGCTTTACTCCCCCGGACTTGCGTTCTCGTGGTGTTCATGCGATTCCCCGTTCCTATTGCGGGTTACACCGTTGTACGTTCCACGATGCCCCGCCTACCGGTCATATAGCCGGTAGGCGGGGTGGTGTGTCATCCGGGAATGTCCCGCCGTGGCTGGTTTACGCCTGGTAGTTGTCCACCGCGTGGCACAGCGCGGCGGCTTGTGTCCGGTTGATGTTGTCGGGTGTGACGCTCGGGCCAAACAGGTTGAACATGATCCGCTTCACGGGCAAGCCCTCGTTGTTTGCGGCGTTCAGGTGGTCGCGCTGCTCCTGGGTCGCCTTGTCCGCCCATGCGTCCGCTTCCTCGCCGTCGTCCGCGCCGATCTGTGCGACGACGTCGGTCCCGTCCATGTCGGTGTCCTCGTCGGTCACGATCCCGGTCAACGCTCCGTAGGCGTAGCGGCGCGCATAGGTGATGTTTGCGCCGAGGGGCTTCATGTTGCCGGGGGACGCGGTGACGTCGATCTCCGAGACCTCGTAGTTTCCGCTGACGTGCATGAGCTTGGAAACCAGGATGGTTCGATCGCCCCGGATCACGGTGCCGGACGTGACCGACAGACCGAAACGGGCCAGGAGGGGCGCGCACTTGCGCACGATGGCCGACAGGTCCGCGTACTTGAACGGGCGGTGTCCGTCCTGCCCGTCCTTGGTCTTGGGGATGATGGGCAAGTTCGCCTGAAAGGCCATGAGCGCTTCGGCCAGGCTGGCAGGCGTCTCACTGGACTCCGTGGCAGCGTCCGTGACGTCCGTGACGTCCGGCAGGGTGCCCGTGTCTGTGGTGATGGTCATGATGGGGTGTTCTCCCTCGCGTGTGGTTCTGGTGTTCCCGACAGGTTCGATGTTACGCACCACTGCACAGCCACGCAACGTGAGCGTTTCGCGGGCCGTGCCGTGTGGGTCAGAAAAGGTCGCGGGGGTTGCGGTCCCCGGCGCGGTAGGTCGGGGTGAGCCCCTTGACCCGTTCGGCGTAGTCCGCCTCCATCTTGGTAGCTGCCTTCTCGAACTCGGCTGCCGCCGTGAGGATGGCATCCGTCCACTTCTCGTCCGGGGTGACGCGCTTGACCCACATGGGCATGCCCGCGCAATAGCTGAGGTAGTCGATCCACTCGCGCCCGGAGACCAGGAGAGCGGTTTGCACCTGGGCGACGTACTCAGCAGGGACCTCGTCAGACAGGATCGTTGCCAGGTGGTGCTTGGGCTGGCGTGACTTGGCTTCGATCAGCCCATCAGCGCCCACCACCCCGTCAGGTGAGTAGCCGATGGACCCGGCGCCCCCGGTGTCCAACACCATGAAACCGCACTGGGTGACAGTGGCATGGTTGAGGGAGTACAGGCGCCTTGCGGTCACCTCGTCGGCGTGTCCACGCTTCATGTCCTCAGACACGAACGTCGGTTCCGTGCGACCAGTGATGCGCTCGGAGACCAGGAGGTTCGCCAGCATCCGCGATGCCGGGTTCTTGGCCACCTTCAAGGTAGGGGTGACGATCTGTCCGACGACCGAGGCAGTCAGGATGCCGCGTCGTAGCGCGTTCCACTGGGGGGTGTTCTGCTTGATATCGGCGTAGGTAGTGCGCTCCACGGGGGTTCCCTTCGTGTGTTGGATGTTCCCGACCTGAACTACGTTACACATCATCGGACCATGGTGCAACCTACAGGTTGGGCGCGTGGCGCTCACCGCGCACAGCAGCGAGCGCCACGCGAGGATGGCCTACGGCGTCGGCCTGGTCTCGTCGTGCGGGTTCAGCGGCGGGTCATGGGGGATGCCTGTCGGTCCGACCGGAGTCCACTCGTCTCGCGCCTCGTAACCCGCCTCCCACGCATCGGCCAGTTCCTCCCGCTTCACCTTCGGCGACGTGTGGGCGGCGCGGATCCGCTCCAACTCGGCAAGCATGGTCATCCGTGCGTCGTTCGCCTCGGACAGGCCAACCGTGAGACGTTCCACGTCGCCCCGAGCCGTGTTCCTCTCGACGGCCACGCGCGCCATGATCTGGAGGTATGAGTCTCGCTGATCGGCCATGATGTCGTGCGCTCGCTGCAACTTGTCCAGTTGGTGGGTCAGCAGGCCGACCTTTCGGAGCAGTTCCTCAGCGTCGGCGGGGACGAATGCCGTTACCTCGTCGTCGGTGAGTAGGTTCCCGAGTTCGTCCACCCACGGGCGCGTTGTCTCGCCCGGGGCGACTACGCCAGCGGTGCGGAAGACGGTGCGCGTAGCGGCACGGTCCAAGTCGCCTCCGTAGAGCACTGTCGCCGTTCCGGCCGTGCCGTTTCGCCACTCTCTGGTGGCCCGTTTGGGCTGGTGGTCAGTGAGGGTGACGTCTCGTCGGGACAGTCCCCATCCGCCAACGAACAGGTCGCTCCCGTGTCCCGGGAGCTGGTACGTCTCGCCCGTAACCGAGAACGGCTTCATGTGTCCGGGGTCGGCGTCGATGTTCACGGTGACGGTTTCGCCCGCCTTGACGTTGGCGTGTGTGGTGTGGCTCATGGTGTGGTTGGTTCCTTCCGTGTCTGGGTTGATCGCGTCGTGTGGCCTGCGGTGTGTGGTTTGCGGGCGGGGGGCGGCCCCCCCGGCCCCCCCACGACGCGATGGTCACTTGCAGGCGGCGCAGAGCTTGCCGCCGAACATGGACCAGAACCAGCTACCGCAGTTGGCGCACTGCTTCTCGCCTCGGGTCTTCTTGCCGTGCATGGTGTTCCCCTCTCCAGTGTCACGCCCTGTGACACTCCACGTCCCGCGAGCGCCAGCGTGTGGCGTTCGTGTGGCATGGGGCGGCACAGGGTGGCTCAGTAGGCGATGCCGTTGATGGCGAGCAGCACGAACGATGCTGTGAGGCAGTTGAGGAACCACTGCCTGATGTTTTCCTGGAGGATGCGCCAGCCCGTGAACGTGATGAGACACAGGAGCATGACAAGCGATGCTGACTGGATGGTGTGAGGGAAGGTGATGACAGCGATCTTGCCGCCGATCAACGTCACGTTGAATGCGATGATCAGCCACAGCGGGATCTGACCTCGTCTGATGGTGTCTCGCGTGATGATCGCGTGGCATGTGATGGCCACGGCGAGGATCAGTAGGTCCACGGTCGGTGTCCTTTCGTGTGGTGGTTATTCCCGACGTGCCCCACGTTACGCACCGTCGCTCCAATGCGCAACCCTAACGTTTCATTAGTGTGTCGCCTGCATGCCTGCAACGGTGGCGCGGTACGGTGGCGGTGGCCGCATGCAAGGGGGCATTTGCAGCGGTCGTGCGTCCCGGCGTTTCATCCGGGAGACGTCGGGGCGCGGCCACGTGGTCGGCGGTGACGCGCGTGGCGAATGTAAGTTTTCGGGTGCAGACTTGCAGTGTCATCCTGCTTTGTAAGTTTTCTCGTGCCAGCTTGCATGGCTAGCGTCGATGCAAACGGGGCCCGGCCTGCATGATGCAGGCCGGGCCCCGTTGCATGGTTGCATGTCGTGCTACTGCCGGATGCGTTCCTGCAAGCGATCTTGCATGTCCTGCGGTATCGCGGTGCGGACCTGTTCCCACTCGTGCAGTGCATGCCGCAACTCGCGCTGTGCAGCCTGCACGGCGGCGATGGCGATTTCTGCATCGCGCACTGCACGCGGGTTGACGTGTCCCTGTACGTGCACGAACCGGCGGGCGCGTCCCTTGGAACGGTTGGTGGGGGCCCCCTCTTCGCGGATCTCCAACAGGTAGTAGCCGTCCGCGAGTAGGGGCGTGTGGTCGGGGTGCCGGGGCTCTGACCATGTGGTCGGGGTGCCGGGAGGGTCCATGGTCACCCAGACGGAGGCGACGGAGGACACACCTCGGGTGAAGAACTCTGTTGACTCGTCGATCAGGTGGCCCAGATCGTTGCCCGTCAGGATGTCGTCAGAGCCTCCCAGAGCCTCCCAGGTGGTGGCGATGGTGTAGTTGGCCACGTGGCCCCTTCCTTGCCCGTCTACGGGGCGTCGTGAGTGCTTGCGGAGCGTGTAACCGTGGGCGGTCACAGGTGCGGTTACCGGCGGTCACATGCCGGTCACGTGACCGGGCGTGACCGGCGTGTGTGACCAGCCTGGGTTACGGGCGGAATCGTTGCTATGTAGCCGTTGCGAGGCTACATGAGGTGGTTGTGACCGGCATGACAGACCCCCCTCCAGACGCCTGGTTCCGGGCTGGAACTGGCTGTTTGGAGGGGGGCGGCTTTCTCGGTCACAGGCTGGTCATCCGGTCAGTGAACGGACCATCAGGAGGACAGCGACGGCCAGGACAACCCACCTGACGAAGCCTCGGCGGAACCGGCCAAGCGCCAGCCACGCCAGAGCGCAGACGGCGAGGATCGCGGCGACCTCGAACACGTTCATTCGCTGGTTCCGGATCTGATGGACTTGGACAGTTCGGTGAGGGATCGCGCTTCGGCTTCTGCCGCCGTGGGGATGTTGCGGCGGGGTGCTCCCGCGCGCCGGAACTTGGGCAGTGCCTTGCTGGCGCGGTACTTGGCTTGCCTGCAAGCGTTCGAGCACGTGTCGCGTGTCTTGCCGTTGTTGGGGTGCACGTCGAACGTGTTCGGGCACATGGAGCACGTGCGTACCTTGCGTGCAGGCTCGTTGCTTGCATCTTGGCTGGGGGTGGTGTTCATTGCATGGTTCCTTCCTGGTGGGGTGTGTCGTGGGTGTGCATGCCCCGCATGTTGCAGGGTGCGGGGCATGCACGCACGGTTTGCATGGTGCATCTGTCAGGAGAATGCAGCGGCGAGCCAGTTGCCCGTGGAGCGCTCGTGGTGGTCGAACCCGGCGGCCATGAGCATGCTGTGCGCCTGGGGGATCGTGACCTCATCGCGGCTTGACCAGTGCTCACGGATGAGCGCGATTGCTTCCTTCCGGCGCGAGGCGTTGTTGCGCGTGGACGTCGCTGGCTTGGATGCGGCGGCGAGGTCAGCGCGGATCGCGCGGGACCGGTCGGCCACCGTGGCGGCGGCGGTGCGTGTGTACGTCTCGGCTTCCTGCACCGGGGAAATCTCCTGCACCTGCGGAACGTCCTGCACGTCCTGCACCGTCTGCACTTCCTGTACGGCCTGCACCGTCTGCACGTGCATGGCGTCCGAGCTTGCAGGGTGCATGCTCCCGAGCGCTGCGCGGGTGATCGGCTGGGACAGGTGCGGGGCGGACACGTCACCCAGGTCCCTCAACGCGTCGTCCGTCGTCTGAGCCAGGGACGCCATCGCGACGGAGATGACCGCGCTGGCTTCCTGCGACTCGTGGAACTTCTCCAGGATCGCGGTCCGCTGCTCGGGGGTGACGTGCTTGGCGGTCTGCATGCGTGCACGCCGTTCCAGCATGCGTGCAAGGGATGCAAAGCGGGTGCCCTGGGTCAGACCGACCCACTGAACGGCCTTCAAGTAGCGGTACATGAGCTTGTGCTGGTTCTCGGCGTCACGAGCTTCCCGGGCACGGGGGCCGCACACCAGCTTGATCACCAGTTCCCAGAGCGCGACGGACGCGGCGACGGCGCCGACGCGCCATGCGGCGGCGGGGATCGCCTGGTAGAGCGTCATCTCACCGGTGGCGTAAGCAACGATCTCGTGGATCGCGCCGAACGCGGCTGACGCCACGGCAGCGGCCCAGAGCGCGGCGCGTACGCCTGCGGTGGGCTGGAGCATGTACGAGCGGGCAAGGACCGTGAGGGATAGCACGGCCAGGGTCATTTCAAGGATGCCGCCGAACACGTAGGCGGTGGTCTGGCTCTCGCCCATGACGTCGCGGACGAAGGCGGTGCCGCCGAGGTAGGCGGCTCCGTTGGCCACGATCGCCACGGCGATGACGGCGACGACGATGACGGCGACGATGATCTTGATGATGCGGGGGTTCTCGGTGTGCATGGCGTGGTTCCTTCCGTGAGTGCGGTTGATGTTCCCGATGCATGCACAGTACCGCACGTGTGTAACGCATGCAACCCCCGTGTTGCTCTCTTCTTGCAGGTGCAGCGTTGCAGGCACCCGATTGCATGCAACCGGGTGCCTGCAAGGGCTCGTGACGTGCATCCCGTTCACCGACTCTGGTGCACTAGTCTTGGCCGTGCACGCCCTTCGTTCCTTCGGGTGTGAGTGTGAGTGAGTGGAAGGGGACCCTGGCGGGTGGCCAGGGTCCCCTTATGTATCCCGAGGTGCATGCACCCCGGTTACCTGCATCCGGTGGCGTGCGCGTGCCTGCATGCACTCAATGTCATGCAGGCACGCGCTCGGGCATGCGAGCGTTGATCGCCACCAGCGCTTCCACGCACCACCTCTCGGATGCCGTGATGACGCCTGACATGGACCGGGTTGCAACATCGTCGCGGCCGGTGTCGATGTCGCCGGACTGGACCAGGTGCACGCCAGCGCGACGGATGCACGCGACGGCGGCTGCAAGTTCATCCATCGCCTCGGTGCGGTGTTCGTGTTGCATGGTTGCCGTTCCTTCCTTCGTTGGATGCACGTGAGGCCGCGCACCTGCAAATTGCAGGTGCGCGGCCTCACGCGCTGGTTCGGTTCATGCGCGAGTCACGACAGCAACTCAGCGAGCTTGGCGAGTGCCTGTGTCGCGTCATCGGTCGTCATGACCTCTTCTTCGTCGTACGGCGGCTCGGAGCCCACAGATAGGATCTCGAAGATCTTCACCACGGGCGAGTTGCGCTGAACGTCGATGAACTTGATGTGCCACTGCCGGTTCTCGTTCTCGTGCTCCACGTCGACGCGGTACACCGGTGCGGTCATGCCCTCCGGCTTCTCGTAGACGTCGGACAGGATCGATGCGTTCTTCTGGAAGACGATAGCGGCGACGAGATGTGCCGTGGATCGAAGCTGCGGCAGGTCGATACGGTTGCTGTCCACGACATCCCAGAACTCACCCACGGTGACGTCCATGAACCCTGAGTTCACATCCGTCTTCATCCAGAGGTAGGCCGTGATGGCTTCGATGTCGTAGTGACCATCGTGGGGGACCGCCGCGCGGACCATGGTGGCGACGGCGTCGCGTGTCTCGTAGGTGTAACCCATCAGGCGTCGCCCTTCCCGGTCTTGGCGGCGTCGGCCTCGGCTGTGTCACTGGCCTCGCAGGCAGCCCAGTAGGCAATGCCGCGCATGTCGATGTTGGTCATCATGTGCCCGATGCCAGCGAGCGCCGCAGAGGCACGGTTGGCGGGAATGCTGGTTCGGGCGCAGTCGCGTTCGATCTCGTCGGCGTACCGGCGCATGGTGCTCACCGTGTTCGCGATGGCTTCGTTGAGAGCGTCGCGCGCGGCGTCGGCCATGTCCTGTGCCGTGTGACGGGTCATGTGTTTCTCCTGTTCGTCGTGTTCCCGACTGTCCCGGATGACGTTACGGACTCTCCGTGATGCCCGCAACACGGGCGTTGTGTGTCGCGCGTCACACGTGTCGGAGGGTGTGCGGGTGTCTCCATGGTTGGGCGTTTCTGGGAGGTTCTGGGCTCGTGAGAGCATTGAGGTGACACTTACACCACTCATGAACGGGGAACCACGATGTCTGAGAACGTTGCTGGTCAAGAGCCTGTCAAGGAGACGCTTGACGTTCGGTTGAAGACCGAAATCATGGCGGCTGCGCTGGCGTCCAACATGCTGACCGACGACGCGGCACGGCTGGTGTTCGTGGAGATGATCGCGGGCGCGATGCGGTACACGAACACCCAGAGTGAGACGTTCTTGCGGTACAAGCTGGGGGCGCGGCGCCTTGCCGGGGTGCTTACGGGCCGGACCGACCAGTCTCCGGCGGAGATTGGGGCGCTCGTGGATCCGGTGATGGAGGTTCTGGAGGATGGGGGCTGGATTGAGTTGATGCGTCCGGGACGTAAGACTCAGGGACGCAAGCCGGGGGAGTTCTCGGCGTGGCGCCTGAACTTGAAGCCTCGCCCGCACCAGACGTCGGCAAGCTGAGCGCACGTGAGAAGGGGCCACCTCGCAGGTTGCGAGGTGGCCCCTTCTCACGTCTGGGCGCGTGGCCGGTCAGCGCACCGGCCCGGCGTGGTGGATGGCGGACCAGTCCTTGCCGTCCGGGCCGGTCCAGGTTTCGCGGACCTGCTCGGGGACTCCGGCGATGCTGGGGGTGAACTCCAGTCGGGTGACGGTCCTGCCGTGGGGGTTCTCGTGGCCGACGCGCAGGGTGTTCTCCTCGGGGGTGCGGTTCGCGTAGTTGGTGCTGGCCTCGGGGACCGGGTACCACTCGCCCATCAGATTCCAGACGGACTCGGGCGGGTAGTTGATTGTGGTGGCCATGTCGTGTCTCCCTGTTCGGTGGTGGTGTTCCCTGACACCCACTACGTTACAGATCACAGCCCCGACGTGCAACTTCGATGTTGCCTGACACACTCCACGCGTCGCGCGACGAACCCTGCTGCGGCATGTACGCTGACCGTCAGGAAAAAGTTCAGGCCGGACCCCCGCTACGGGGTCCGGCCTAGATTCGAGTGGTAGAGCACTCCAAACCTGATGAACGTGAGAAGTCTACATGCTCACGCTGGGTTGCTGCTACCACTCTCGACGCAGAGAGGTGGAACATGGCCGACAGCCACGAACGCGTTGGAGTCCGGGCACGAGTCCGATTCGCGCAGATCCCCGAGTGGATCATCATGGACCCGAACATCTCCAACGGAGCCATGCGCCTGTACGCACTCCTGGCCCGCTACGCGAACACGGACGACGAAGCGTGGCCCAAGCGCAAGACCCTGGCCGAGAGGATGCCCGGCCGCACCCTGGGAGAAACGGGCGTCTCGTTGACGTCGATCGACAAGTGGCTTGCCGAACTGGTCACGGCCGGAGCCCTGACCCGTGAACTGCGATTCCGCGACAACGGGATGCAGACCTCAACGAGCTACACGGTCGAAGTCATCCCCCTCGCACCGGACCCGGCAGCCTCCCCAGTAAGTGGGGAGGGGGCCTCCCCAGTAAGTGGGGAGGGGGCCTCCCCAGTAAGTGGGGAGGGAAAGAACGAGAGCCAGTTGAACGAGAGCCAGTGGAAGAACGACACCCCTCGAACCGCTGACGCGGATCTCCCCCCGGCCGCTGACGCGGCAGGGCCGACGCAACCCACCATCGACGAAGACGCCGACGAAGACGCCCCCGGGTGCGTCCGGTGCGGACGCTCTCGCGCTGACGGCCACAACCACGCAGAGGCGCCCCAGCACGTCCAGGACGTCCCCGCACCCGGCCATGACGCCCCGGGCGCTTCCAAGCCGAAGCAGGCCGCGTGGAAGGGCGTAGCGGACGCGCGGCCGGACATCCTCGAACTCCTGGAGTACCTGGCCGAGTCCGTGCAGCAGTGCACCGGCGAGCGCCCGAAGGCGAGCAAGAACGCGTTCGACACGATGCGCAGGCTCGTGGACATCGACGGGCGTAGCCCCGAGAAGGTTCGCGCTGCGATCGACTGGGCGCGTGCGGATCAGTTCTGGTCCGGGGTGATCCTCGGGGCCGCTTCGCTGCGGAAGAACTACGCCAAGATGCAGGCTCAGGCCGTCCGTGCGCGAGACGGCGGCGCGTCGATGCGCCCGATGGACCGGCGTAAGGCGATCCTGACGTCAGAGATGGAGCGCCTGGAACGAGAAGCGGCTCAGGGTGCTGCCACGTCCGAGGGACCGGCGATCGAGGCATCCCCGATGGATCTGTTGCGGCAGGTCACGGCCGGTTAACCGGTGCAACGGCAACGTTGCACCACACCGGGCAGGCGTGTAACGTACATGTTGTCGGGACACCATCAACCACAACCATGGAAGGGGCCTAAAGCGTTGTGAACAAGACCGAAGCACTCAAACTCATCGGCATCCTCTCCGCCGCCGGACTCATGCACGTCCAGCAAGACCAAGCTGACGTCTGGGCCCTGGCCCTGGAAGACATCCGGTTCAACGACTCCACGGCAGCCGCCCGGGAACTCATCACCTACCGCACCGGCGCAGAACGATGGGTGACCCCCGCCGACGTGCGCCACACGGTCCGCAAGCTGCGCAACGACGTCATCAGCCGCATGGAGAAAGACCGGCTGCCGCCCCGCGACCTCGCGGACGACAGCAGCCGCGAGCGCCAGTGGATCAGAGCGTGGAACCAGGGTGTTGGCGACGGGCTCACTGCCGATGATGCGACCCACCAGGCCGACATCATGGTGATGGGCGCTCCGCGTCAGGCCATCGAAGCGAACGGGCGCACGCTCGCGGAACTGGCTCAGTACGCCATCCCGAAGCCAAAGAAGACCCCCCAGGTTCTACCGCCGCGCATCCCAAACAGGGATGACTTCCTGGCGGAACTGGAAGCCGCTGGCATCCCCACCGACGCACACCCGATCACCGAAAACGCCATGCCGACAGGAACAACGCGCCCATGAATCCATCAAGACCGGTCGCCTACACCGCGTGGATGACGGCGAACGAAGCAGCCGAAAACCCCCAGCCTGATCCTGTCGCGTTCGAACTGCGCTGCCTGTGGGACAGCCTCGCCACGGCACGCGCCGAGGCCGCGAACGGCGTCTGGTCGGTCGACTGCGAACACCTGGTGTTGCGCATCGCGTTCCTGACCATGCACACCAAGACCCCCACACCGCCCGGCTACGTCATGGCCTCTCTGATCACGGACGGCATCTACCAGGCCATCCACGAGGCCATCGGCATACCAGTTGAAATCTCAACCAAACTCACCGCACCGGAGACCACCCCATGACCCAAGCACAGGAAATCACCCTTCTCAGAGTAGTCCTCAGTGGCACGATCGCAGCTCTTGTCTCGCTACTCCTGAACCTCCCCATCTGGGTATGCGCGCTCATCGGCGTGGCACTCGTGCTCGGCGGACCGGTCATCATCTTCATGATCAACACGACGACTGAACGGAAAAGGCGTCGATGAACACTTACCACGTGACAATCAAGATGAAGAGCGGGGAAACCTACATCATCCCCATCCCTGTCGAGGCCGAAACCTACCAAGAAGTACTTAGATCGATCGTCGAATCTGACTGGACCGGCGTCTCAGTGAGTGACGGGCTCGTGTTCCTCAACACCATCGAAATCCGCACAATCGACATCCGGCAGATGAACCAGGAGGTCAACCCGGAATGACCACCACACGCACCGAAACCGGGAACGCCGCTCTCACCTACATCCGGCAGACGCTCTCGGCAGCAGGCCACGCCGTGCACTCCGCCGCCTACTGGGAAGACCGAGGGATCAAGCTCGCCCGCCTCGGCACAGGCCATGCCGTGGCGCACTGCTCCACCTGCTACCAGGCAGCCCGACGCGGAGGCTTCACCGACCGCGACGCACAGAACCAAGGCTGGCACGCGGAGGGTTTCCCGCACGACATCGAACAGGCCGCACAAGCCCACTACGAGAACACCCACGCCATGGAGGCAAGCCGATGACCAGACCGCACAAGCCGATGACTGACGACATCACCCACCGTGTCCCGAAAGCAAGCTCCGGGCGGCTGCGCTGCATGGTCCAGGTGGATGAAGGCGGCATGATTACCTGGGAGGGACACGGGTTCGTCACCCTCACCACCAAGCGCGACGACGACGGCAACCCGACCGCCGCATTTATCGAAGTCAACACCTGGCAGCCACCGGCCCGGGAACGCCACACGCTCTACTCACTGCGCATCCCCACCCGCACGCGCCTGACCGGTCGCCTCATCCTGATGTGGCGCATCATCACCGGTCGCGTCTCTGACGCGCACGTTGACTCCATCAACTACGTCACCAGCGAGGACACCAGCCGATGAACGATAAGCCCACTGGCCCCGCGACCCGAGCCGCTGACGTGAAGATCACCGAGTGCATCCGGCGGGCGACCGAGGCACTGATTGACCGATCCGACGCCTACGACCCCGAGGACCTGATCGCCCGCGCCACGGTGGCAGCCGCGCTCGACGTGGAGAAGGCAGGTCGCGAGCTGGAACAGATCGGCGCGATCGACAAGAACCGCCCGGCCGACGCCGGACCTTGGGTTAACGCGCCACTGTCCGTCGTTGTCGCTCATCTACTCGGACCGCACGACACGGAGACCAAGTAGCGAACCCGATCGAACTCGAAAGGCTCATCCGCAACCAGCGTCCTACGCTGGGGAGTCCACGAGAGGAAAGGTGAAGTCAGATGCCCACATGGATACACATCTACGGCGTGTCAGACCACGTCATACAGGTCACTGGCGAGTTCGACCAACAGATCGATCTCACCGACATCCCGGGGGACGAAGGCGACCCTGTCATCCTGGAGGTGACGTCGATCGCTGACGACGACTACCCGGTGATCTCACACCTGACGGTCATACCGCCCATCGACAGCAACGGGCAGTGGCGCATCTTCGAGCCCAAGCCCCGTTCGGGCCTGGTCAAGATCACCCCGGCGCCCGGCGAGCCGGACACCCCGGACGAATACGGCTGCCCGTACTACAGCGACCGCGCCGACGTCCGTGGCGCCACGACGGTCGTCCTGGTCCAGGACGCATGACCCTCCCCTCAGACGACGTAGACCTGAACCGCAGGAAACAGAACGTGTTCAGGATGCTCGTTGCGGCACGCACCGCCGACCTGATCGACAAACTGATCGACCAGGTAGAGCAGCAGGTCCCGCCGAACCAGACGTTCACCAGGGATGACCTGATCGAACTGCTCTGGGGCATCTCCGAACGCATGCGAGAAGAAACATAATGGCTGCCTCATGATGACCATGTGCCGCATGTGCCAGGAAGGAAACCATCCGCACGACCGATGGCCGGACGGAACCGATGGCGACTGCCCGAACCTTGCCGAAGGCGCCAAGACCAAGGATGACGCCTGCACGTGCCCCGTCAGGCTCCCGTACGCGGAGCCCCTGACGAAATGCCAGTACTCGACTACCTGAAAGACCGAGCACGATCTGAGGCACCGCACGAACCATTGGAATCCAATTTCTTGACCCACGCTATCCACGAAGACATCGCCCGCGTCATCGCCGAATCAGACGGCCACGACTGGGACGCCATGGATGCCGTATCCCAGTCGCCCTACTTCCGCCGCGCCGGTGCGCTCGCCAACTGGGCATGCGAGCAGTCAGGAAACCCGTGACCGAACCGTCCATGAACGAGCGCTTGAAAGCCCTCCGCGCCAACGCCACCCACAAACGCACCATGTGGGTACGGGCCCGACGAATCAACACAGCAAAGCTGATTCTCTGGTCTTTTATCAACGGTGCCGCGCTCACCACCGTTTTGCTCAACACGGCACACTCCCGGGCATGGTGGATAAGCGTGATCGCCTTGGCAGTCATCTTCGTCTGCGGAGTGCAGACATCCAAGAGCCTCATGAAGCTCCGTGCAGCCAGAGCCGTCATCGCTACCATCGACGCACTGAACGCCGCCACAGATGCCATGTACACCGCATTCGGATATACGCGCCCCGAAGACGTCACCGACGACTACCCACTCCCGCACCACGACCACTGACCAGACACACGAAGGAACATCATGAAGCGCGCCCACAAGATCATCGCCACCGCCGTCCTGGCCGTCATCGGCCCCGCGCTGAGCCTCGCCGGATGCGAACCCGCCGAGTTCGCTGTAGACGACGCTATCGCCCAATGGGAGGGCCGCGAGGCCACCATATGGACCTACGACAACAACTCAGGGCAGACCACGGCAAGCATCACCGGAAAAAGCGTGTACCCGTTCCGGAACACCACATCTGACGTCCACGACGGAGACAGCACGAAAAAGGGTTCCGTCATGTCCATTTCCGTGGGAAACAACATCGTAGACATCGTCGGGTCATCCACCCTCATATGTGAGACCGGTGTCGCCCTGATCCCCCGCGAGAATATCGACATCGCGGTCACCTCAACCGACCCGGCCACACCCTGGCTGAACGTGTTGAAGCGCCGTTTCTCGGACCTGTTCACCGGTCAGGAACGATTGGCCGTGATCAAGACACAGAACGATGTCCCTGTGGCAGCATTCACCGGTGATTCCGTCGTCATGAACGCAGGAAACTCCGACATCCCGAACTCGACATGGTTCAAGATCCAGGACAACGGCAAGTCCCGCTACTGCTTCGCCTACCGCGTCAACTACATGGCCATCGACGCCGCCATGCTCTAGGGAGAACCATGCCTGCCACACCGTCCAGCAAACACGACTGCGGGCCCGGAGGACTCCGGTCCTGCGAGACACACCCCAAGGTGCACGTCACCCGCGACCGGAACAACACCACCTGGAGCGTCTGGAAGCCATCAGCCATCCCCGATGGCGTCTGCCTAGTCGCATCCCTCGGGTACCAAGACCAGGAAGCAGCCATGCGGTACGCGAGAGAACTCGCGCGCATCCTCGCATATCAGTAGTAGCGTGACACCCGACACACTCACCCACCCATGGAAGGAACCACCCCGTGACAGCCATCCGCGTCTCCGACGCGACCCCAGCACACCTCATCGACCGCATCGCCTACACCCCAACCCTCCAATGGGTTCTCGTCAGCCGCCAAGACGCAATCTCGTGGCTGACCCACAACGACCGCAACCGCAACCTATCTGCCCGCTCCGTCGCAAAGTATGAATCCGACATGCGAGACGCCTTATGGGGCATCACCTCAGCGACCCTCGCATTCGACACAGACGGCCGCCTCATCGACGGACAGCACCGCCTCACCGCCCTCGCCCGCGCCGGAACAGAACTGGTCATGGCCGTCATGACCGGCCTCCCCACCGACGCGCAACGACGCATCGACCGGGGGCGCGCTCGCATCCACGGGGAACAACTCCTGATGGACGGCATCCCGAACGGCAACTTCGTGTCATCATCGGCCCGATTCCGCATGCGCTGGAAGCGGGGCGACATTTTCACCGAAACGCACGGCGAGATCTCCGACGCGCACCTTGATACGTGGCTGGAAGCCCACCCGGGCCACATCAAGACAGTCGAAGACCTGTACAACCCATGCCGCCGCATCCAAGCACCCCCCCGTGTCACCATCGCCATCGCATCCCGCCTCCGCGAAATCGACACCGACCAGGCAGACACCTTCATCCACGACATCGCAGACGGCGGCCTACCCATCGGAGACCCCACCAACAGCCTCCGCGAGCGATTCCTACACGCCAAGGCCATCCACGAGCGCATCCACGAGCGTGACGCCCTGGGATGGATGATCCAGGCGTGGAACGCACGCCGGGAAGGCCGCGAAATCATCCGCTACCAACGCCCCCGAGGCAAGGCGTGGACGAAGGACACGTTCCCCATCCCGAAGTAGCCCGTGATCAGGTCCCACGCACCGAACGGCCTACCGCAACGCTGATGTTGCGGTAGGCCGTTCATGTGTGTAACATAGTTGGTGTCGGGAACAACCAACCACGGAGGCCACCATGGGCACCAACCCATCGAACTTCACCGGACCACTCCCCACCTCCCTCACCCGAGACGAGTACGGAACCGTCCGACTGCGCAACCGGTACCGCACCGCACGTGACTTCGTACTCGCCACAGCAGACTTCATGCGCACCATGGGCCGCGAAGTCACCGTGACCGACGAACCGCACAAGGTCAGCGCGTACGGGCACGGCAAGCACATGTTCGACTCCGGCGTCTCCGTGGTCGCTTTCCGCAACACCCGCCGATGGAAGTTCGGCCACGCGTTCGCGGTCAGCCGGAACATCACAGAGACCACCTACCGTGACGCGCGAATCCTGGTGGAGGTGTATGGACGATGAGCCACCGCGAAGACACCCCCGAACTGCGCGCCCAACTCGACGACCGGCTAGCCCGCGTCACCGCGAGCAAGGAAGCCGCGATCGACCTGATGAACGCGCTCGCACAGTTCACCAAAGGCAAGGTCATCACCGACCGGCACGCCTACTCCGACACATGGCACCTGGACATCGACCAGCAAGCCGCACGCGACATTCTGAACGCCCTCAACCACACGCGACACGAAAGGCCGAACCCGTGACCAGCCAACGAGACGCGACCAGGAAGCCGGAGAGGAACCGGCACGGCGAGCCACGCTGCCCCGTCTGCCCCCACTTCCTGAACTACGACGGCGCCGAAGGCTGGATCTGCGGCAAGCGCGGCGGATGCGGCTCGGAGTTCACGGCCGAAGAGTTCGACCCCTGCCAGGGCAAGCACGCCTACCGCCCCCACGGCGACCCCCGCACCAAGGAACTGACATCCCGCTGTGTCGTATGCGGAGAGAGGGAAACACCATGAACACCAAGACCATCGATGTCCCCGAGGACAACATCCGAGCCGGAGACACCGTTGTCATCGTCGTCACCGACGTCGGCACCCAAACCGACAACGGGACCATGGACTACCGCGTGGTCTCAGCAACCCGTGAAGTACCCCTCTGGGACATCGGCACGCCCGGGACCGCAGCCATCACCTGTGACGAAGACGGAACCAAGCTCGCACGCGGCGTGGTCGGCCCGGATGGCATGTTCGCGTGCGTCACCCACGACGGCGCCCACATCGCCCACGAGGGCGAGTGGTCGCAGTTCACCCCGGACACCACACTCACATTCGACCAGGTCCGCGCCGCACTGGAAGACACCGACGCAGCAGAGAACTGCCTCACAGCCCCCGAGGTCGAAGAACAGACACACGCCATCATGAACCTGATCAACAAGACAGGACACGGACAGTGACCACCATCAAGCCGCCAGCCGCCAACCCATGTGGCACGTGCCCCTACCGCCGTGACGTCCCCTCGGGCGTCTGGCACCCCGACGAATACGCCAAGCTGCCCGCCTACGACCGAGACACCCCCGCACAGCCCTCCGGGATCTTCCTGTGCCACCAGGTCAACGGACACGTATGCGGCGGCTGGGCAGCCTGCCACGACATGACCCACTCCCTGGCTCTACGCGTCGCCGAAATGAGCGGACACATCACCCCCGAAACGGCCGACGCCGTGGCGGACTACACCACCCCGGTACCCATCTTCGCGACCGGCCGTGAAGCCGCCGCACACGGCCTGGCCGACACCGCCGCCCCTTCATCGGACGCCGAACGAGCAATCAACAAGCTCACCACTCGCCGCGCCCGCCGCACGGCCCAGGATGGAGACCCGCGATGACTGACCTGACAGTGAAGTTCGACGGTGGACGCATGGCCGTCCTCGGCCCGGACAACCGCATCCTCGGCCACATCGGCGAATGGCTTCACCACCACGACGAGCGGATCAAGGAACAGGCATGGGAAGAGGGGGCCCGCGCCATGACCGGATCACACGCCGCCCAGATCATGCGCATCATCGAAGACGCCATGCGCGCCGCCAACCCCTACACCCCAGCAAACAAGAAGGACGCACCAGCAGACGAACCCGACCATGACACGGTTCCACTCAGCGACCGCCGCGAAACCGCCTGGCGCATCCGACACCCCGACGTCGCCCGATCCCCCCTGTACGACAGCGGATGGCAAGACGCCCTGATGAACCTGGGTGAGTTCATGCTCGGTCTCCGCACCATCCACGCCCGCATCAAGGGAACCGACTCCCACGGCAAGACCTACTACGTGTGCAAGACCTGCCGATCTCCCCGCTACGACGAGCCCCACGACTGGCCGTGCCCCACCGGCAGTCTCCTGGAAGAAACGGGGAAGATGCGATGAAGTACAAGCGCGAGCGATACGCGATAGCACGCCTCCCACGCGGCGCCGCGCACATCGCAGACGGAATCCGTACCGCTCTACTTGGGGATGAGAGCCGATGAGCGAGGACGAGACGCTGTACCGGATCGAGTACACGATCCAGCGCCAGCGACCTGGCGAGGACGACTTTACCGACATCGGTTTCGGGTCCTCCGGCGAGTGGAACGACATCGACCAGGCGGCCCACATCGCGATATCGGCAATCCAGAACGACGAGTGGGAGACCGAGCCGGGGATGCCAGACCCGAAGGAGACCCGACTGTGAGCGAGATGACCGATGACAAGATCGAGCTGGCGTGCGCGTGGACGGACTACCGCGCCGACTACGGGGTGAGCGCCGACCCGGCCGCGCTACGTCGCGAGCACGAGGCATTCAAGGCCGGATGGGACGCCGCACGGCAGCCCAAGGGGACGGATCGGGGGGTACAGCGATGAGCGAGATGAGCACCGATGAGCACCGCGACGTGAGCGACGGCAAGTTCATGTGCCGATGCGGATGGCCCGGCATCGGGCAAGCAGGTACGCGCGAAACGTTCACCGCCCACCAGCGCGACGCCCGGCAGCAAACCGAAAACCACAGAAGAGAGACGATAGGTAGCATCCCAAAACGCCAGCCAGCCACAGGAGTCGACGCCATCAACGAACGGTGGTACCCAGGACGGACCGTATGGATCGCTGAAACCGGCGAGTCCGTCATGGTGATCCGAAACCGCATCTGTGCCACCGACTGCGGAGCCTTCGTACGCCACACAGACGGCAAGGTGGACGTCATCCACTGGACGCGCCTCACCCTGGAGAACCCGTGACACACCTGGACCACAACCACGCTGAACTACTCGCCGCACTGACCCGATTCGCCGAAGACGTCAACGCCGCAAACGACCGGTACATGAACGGCGACGTCTCCGGCGTTACCCTCTCCATCGACATCCACGCCGCTGCGCAGCGCCTCAGCGGCCAAGAGCCCACCGAACCGGGCCCCTGGACGCTCAAGCCTGGCGACGTCGTACCCGAGAGCTTCCCCAGTAGCATCGACGACCGCACCGAAGCCGCGAGCGCCCTGGACGATGCCCCCATGGGAACATTCCTGCGCGACTGCGATGGCGACAACTGGCGACGTGTGCCCAAATCTGTCTGGGCCCTTAACGGCGGAAGCGTGGAACGAGATTCCTTGTGGCTCGTTTCCACGGCCGAACCCCTGACTGTCGTGTCTGTTCCTCACGTGCGGAAGAGCGCATGAACGGCCGCCGTCTCCAGTCCGGCGACACCATTGAACCCACCGGCACGGCAGACGACTGGGTTGCTGCGAGCACCGCCATCCTTGACGCTGCTCCCGTGAACACTGTGGTGCGGGACAGGGATGGTGACCAGTGGCAGCGGATGCCCAACCGTGGCCACTACGCCTGGAGAGTCGAAGGCGGCCCCGGTGTTGCGACCACCGCGTCACAGTGGCTCGTGACGATGTACTTCCCGATCACGGTGCTCACGGTCCCCGAGGGTGGCGACGATGGGTAGCGGGATCGGTGATGACACCCTGTGCCCCGGCCTCGGCGGGACTGGCCCCCGCTGCCCTGAGAGCATCTGTGACTGCTTCGTCGCCACCCACCCGGAGAACCCCACCAAGCTACGCCCCGAAGCGTTCACGATCACCTTCCCACCCAAGCCAGACAACGGCGACGGCCCGGATATCGACTACACCGCTTGCCCGTTCTGACACCGCGCCCCTGTGCTGCAACCCCCGCGTTGCATCACAGGGGCGCGGCGTTTACGCTCACCAGAGGTGAACACCAACACACACCCGGGAGACGCCCGACCCATGGCATCAGTAACCGTTGAGTTCGAAGACGGAACCGAACGGACCTTCCCCCACGCCTCTAGCGTCCAAGACAGCGTCGAGAACGGCATCGTGAGCGTCTACACCTACGACCACTCCACGTGCCGCTACACGGTCGAGAGCATGCCCATGACGGACGTCTTCGGGTGGAGAAACGAGCCGGTCCCATGACGCTCAACGACGAACAGAAGAAGGCCGTTCTTGCCCGGCTCACCAACAAGCAGTTCCGCCGACGACGCATCAGGTCCCTGTGGTGTCGCCTCACGTATCACGACTGGCTACACATCTCCGTGCCGCATGACCCGGACATGCTTGACGGACGCCGAATCGTCACGCTCGTGTGCTTCCGCTGCTCCGACTGCCGCGTCATCGACGTGACCGGCGAGGACTACCGGCGCGGGAGATGGGACCCGCAATGCAGCAAGAGCAACAAATGCCGACACATCCCAAGGTGCACCACATGAGGAAGTACGGCAGGACCCTGCACGTCGGACGCCTTCACCTGGCGATCATGGGCGGGCAAGTCTTCATCGACTGGCGACCGAGCGAGCCGGGCAAACGATGGCGTCTGACAGCCTGCCGCAACATGTGGCGACCCCTCGGAGCCGAACCAACCCGGCAATGGCGAATGCTCGGACTGGACATCGACTGGTACGCAACCGGAAACGAAACCTAGGAGAACACCCCGTGACGCTCTCACCCAACAGCAGCAGCTACGCCGAGACCTGGCGCGGCAGGGGAATCCCCCTGGACCAGCTCGCCCCCTTCGTCGAACGCGCGATCATGGCTGGCGCGCCCCGACACGCACGCCTTCACCTGGAGAACGCACCCGCTGACATGAGGTCCGGCCTCCCCCTCGGGGGAACCCGCGCCTACATCACCTGGCCCTACCAAGCCCCCGACGAACCACCCAAGGACGAACCTGGCCCCGATCCTGAACCCGAGGAAGCAACCGCATGACGAACATCAGCATCGCCAAGGCCAAGCTGACCACGCCTGTGAAGCGCGCGGCAACCATCATTTGGTCACATAGCGAGATGTCCCAAGCAGACGCCATATACCTAGCCAAGAGCGTCCTGAAAGCGGCACTGAAAGACGACCACACAGCCGAAGCGCTGTGGGACACGGACCAGCGCGCACAAGCCCTCACCCCACGCCCCTGGGACGACGCCACACCCGAAGAACGCGGGCCCTACCTCGAAAGCGCTGCCGAGTACCGCGACGCCATCCTTCCCCCACAGGCGGGTTACTGATGATCGACACGGGCTACTACGGCATCTACCACAGTCCAGGCATGTGGGAGCCGTCCCGGCACGTTGCCGACATCGAAGGCGAAGGCGAAGCACACACACTGGCGGACACGCTCAACCGCCGATCCGGCGCCGAATGGGACGACGAAGACCAGGAGCACGTGGGCCCGCACTACTTCGTGAAGCCCATCCGTCCCGACCCGGTATCTCCGAGTCTGGTCGAACTCGCCGAAGGTCTCCACCCCGGCATGGATGACGAACGCCTGACGAACTGGCGCAAGGTGACCGTGTACGACCTCGCGGAACCCCTGAACGGCGCACCGCCACCACCCGGCACACCCACACGAAGCCTGAACCAGGCCGAATGCGCCCGATGCCGCAAGAAGTTCGCCAGCACCCACTACAGCGGGCCACAGACGTCCGTTGAACTGCACTGGAAGACCGCCGAATGCACCAGGCGAGCAAGGGAGAACAAGCAGTGACGTACTTTCACGGAGGCATACCCGGCTTGAACGTCGGTGACATGATCCTTCCCCCATCGGTGACCGGCACGACCCGCGACATGGCCGACGAACTCACGCAGCTCGCCGCACCCCACCTGATCCGCCCGGACATGGTCTACGCGACCACGGTTCAGGACGTCGCACGGGGATTCGCCGCGATGCACCCGGACGGCGCCCTGTACCGCGTCGAAATGGTGGGTGACGTGCAGCCAGACCCGGACATGCCTGTCACGTCCGTGATGGGCCCCTCAGCGCGCGTGGTGGAGGTGGTCAAGGCGCGCGTCATCCTCGCGCATCGCCGCCTTGACTCGTGGGCCCGGCTGATGGACGACGCGCTTTCCCAGGCGGGGGAGTTGACCGGCAGACGACAGGCATCCGGGATGCTCGGTGCACTCGACGGCAACGCGGGAGTTGCGATCCCCCGATGATGTGTGTAACGTACTCCGTGTCGGGAAACACCAACACGGAAGGCGACACACCATGGAGAACTTCGAAGACTTCGAGTACCTGATGGACAGCGTCATGGACGAAGGCCACACCTACGACGAGGCCGCATCGATCATCGACGCATGGTGACCCCACCACCACAGCGCCCCCGCACCATCCCAGGTGCGGGGGCGCACCCATGCCACCCACCAGCGACACGCCAGCGACGCGCCGACGCGCGCAGACACACTAGATCGTCTACCATGCGAGAAGTAGCGGCACCACGTCTGTAAGGCGAGGTAGTCCACCTGTCTGTAAGGCAGAGAACGAACAACCCTTACAGATTGGTGGAAATCGCCATGAAGGACCCGTTGAAGATCCTCGCTGCACTCGACAGCGACAACAAGCCGTCAACCAGCGACCTCACCGCCGCACACACGGACATGCGCGACGCTCTCAGGGCCGCTATCACCGACGCCCGCGAGTCCTCCGGCGACGAAGCCAAGGAAGCGAAGGCCCTCGCCGCTCAGCTCCGCGCAGGCGTGGACAAGATCGCATCCGAACTCGACACCCGCGCCAAGGAAGATGCCGAGACCAAGGCACAGCTTGACGAACTCGCCGGTGACCTGTTCGACGACGACAGCAAGTCCGGCGACAAGAAGACCGCCGACAGCGACACCGGCGCGTCGTCCAAGAACGACGACGGCACCGGCTCGGGTGACACGTCGGGGCAGAAGCAGGAGAAGAAGGCCGAAGAGCCCGTCGCCGCATCCGCGTCCGACATCATCGCGCGCATCAAGTCCATCGGATCCCGCCGCGCCCCCGCACAGGTCATCGAGACCGTGCCCCGCAAGGGCATGCGCATGGCTGGCCTGGGCCCCGCCCAGGGTGACCGACTCGACAACGGCGACTTCCGCGAACTGGGCGACATGTTCTCCCTGCACGCGAAGAAGATCACCAGCGTCTCCGACACCGGCAACCTGTTCCGCATCACGCGCGAGTTCGACGAGTCCCGACAGCTCGGATTCAACTCCGACGTCAACAACCGGCGCATGCTGGACCTGTTCGGAACCGGCTCCGCCGACTCCAAGGAGACGCCCGTCGCCGCCGCCTGTGGCCTGTGCGGGCCCGGCGACGTGGACCACAGCCACCCCATCTGCTCCGAAGAGGGACGCCCCATCCGGGACGCCCTGCCCAACTTCCAGGCCACGAGAGGGAAGATCACCTTTGCCCCCGCAATGAGCATCGGTGACCTGCGCGAGAACGTCTCCATCTGGACGTTGGAGATGGACGAAGCCGCATGCCTGAACCAGAGCCCCGGATGGTCCCCCGGCTCCCCCCCGCTCCCGTCCAAGCCCTGCCCGCCGATCACGTGCCCCGAGGAACTGACCTGCGCCACTGACGCGGTGACGCGGTGTGTCACAGTCGGGAACTTCCAGGCCATCTTCTCCCCGGAGTTCTGGGCAGCGACCCTCGCACTCCTCAAGGCGGAGTTCGACCGCGTCGCCGAACAGAAGATCATCGAAGAGATCCACGCAGCCAGCGTGGACCTCGGCACCATGGACGGCTGCAACACGCTCCAGACGTTCCTCACGGGCATCAACACCGTGGTCGCCGCTGACCGGTCCGCGCAGCGCAACATGTCCCGCCGCTACCGCGTCATCGCAGACGCGTTCATTCGCGACTACATCCGCAACCAGGTCATCACCAACCTCGGCGTCGCGAACAACATCGACGTCATCCAGGTCGCAGACGCCACGATCAACGGATGGCTCTCTTCCATCGGCGTGGACGTCGTGTGGACGTTCGACGGCACCTTCGACCCGCAGTTCAACGAGCACCGCGTCATGATGCCCGGCGACACCCCCGCGAGCGCCGGTGTCTACGTCCACCCCGTGGACTCGTTCGTGTTCCTGGACGGCGGCACGCTGGACCTGGGCACGAACATCACGGACAGCATGCTCAACTCGACGAACGACCGTCAGGCGTTCGCGGAGAGCTTCGAGAAGACCTGTTTCCGAGGCTGCTCCGCGTACTACTTCGATCTGCCGATCCTGTCCGGTTGCGGCTGCTCCAACGAGACGTGCACCATCGACTCACCGGCCATGGAACTGGCGGCCTGACATGCCCATCCCGGTCCCCGTTGAACTGGACCGGTGCACGCCCCCGGTAGTGGGCGGACTCCTGTCGGGAGCCTGCCCACTACCCGAGGGCTGGCAGCGAGGCGTGTCATTCCAAGACACGGCATGCCTCACACCCACCGTCATGGGTGAGTGCCCCACGTGCCCGGACCTGAAACCGACACAGAGGGCATCGACCGAGACGTTTCGGCCCGTCGCTCTGATTACGGCCCTCGAATGCTCCACCCTGGGTGGCCTCAACATTCGACAGGTCGCAGCGCAAACCCTGGACGAGACAGCCGGGTTCGCTCTCGCCCGTGAACTCCTGACCGGTCGCGCCTCCATCCGTGACGCCAACCAAAAGGCTGAGGGAAGGATCGGCAACCCGTCCTTGGAGTGCGACGCAACCGCGCTCGAAGGCGACTTCCCCGACGCATACGCGGCTCTGGCTTGCCTGGAACGCAACCTGATGGAGACCACAGGCGGTAGACGCGGATTCATTCTGCTCGCCCCGGAGATCATTCCCCGGATCAACTTCGCCATCACCGGCCAGCCTGGCCGTTGGGTCACCTTCGCAGGAAACCGGATCGTGGTCGATGCCGGATTCGATGGACGACCGCCACTGTGCGACCCGCTCACTGACTGCATGAAGTGGGACGACCCGACCGGCGTCCCGGCGCGGGGCGACGAACTGTGGATGTACGGCACCGCCGGGCTGTGGGCCGGTGTCGGTGACGACCTCATGGTTGATGCGATCAACCGTCAGGACAACACCGCGTCAGCGCGCAGTGAGCGCGTCGCGCTGACGGCGTTCTCCACGTGCGCGACCTTCGCTGTCCCGTCAACCGTCACCAAGACTTGCTAGGAGGGAACTTCCATGCCTCAGCAGTGTTTCAAGCCATTCCGCGCGCACAGTCTCCGAGTGACGGAACTCGACGACTGCTGCACCCCGCCGCCCCCCGCCGACGAGTCACCCGGCGACGAGTCACCGGCCATGGACTGCACCATCGCCGTCACGGACTCGTTCACCACGGTCACCGCTGAGGCGGACGTGGAAGAGGGCGAACGCACGATCGAACGCAAGGCCAACGGCGACATCTGCCTCAGCGAAAAGGACCCGGACCTCTTGAACGGGTTCAACGTGTCCGTGCGCCTGTGCCAGGTCGATCCGTGGTTCATCGCGAAGCTCACCGGCTGGCCGATCGTCATGGACATGAACTGCAACGCCGTGGGCTTCGACGTCATGGACGGCATCAACACCAACGAGATCGCGTTGGAGATGTGGACCGGCGTCTCCGGCATCGACTGTGGCGCCGGAGCACGCTACGGATACGCGGTCTTCCCGTGCGTCGAGAACTGGCAGCTTGACGGCGAGATCGAGTGGGGCGGCACTGACGTCATCTGGGGCATCACGCTTCGCGGGTTCGCCAAGGGTCAGCACGCATGGGGACGCGGACCGTACAACGACGTTCAACAGTCCATCGACGGACGCATGGTGGACCCGATGCGCCCCGGCTCGATCATGCGGAAGATGGCGACCGACGTCCCGCCGCCCGCCTACATCCAGACCTGCCAGGACTGCCTGCCCGCGACCGCCGAGTTCGGGTACGTGGGTCTGTCCGCCGATTCGCCGGTTGACCCGTGCTTGGTGCCTGCCTGACGGATCAACGAGACGCCGGGGCAGTCCCCCGTGTGGGACTGCCCCGGCGTCATGAGGTGAGGGGAGAGGCATGGCGACACTCGCAGAGATCCTTGATCTGCTCCCGGACAATGAGGAAGGGCTGATCAAGGCTTCTGACGTGCGCGCAGCCGTGACAGCGCTGTGGCACCGCACGGACGGCACAGACCCGATCGAGGCCGTCCAGTTCAGCACGACAGACCCCGATGTTCCCGGCGTGCACACGCCCGGTCACATGCACTGGAACGCAGCCGAGGGTGTCCCCGAGGTGATGACCGATACCCCTGACGTGACTCTCCAGCTCGGGCACGAGCAGTACGTAGAGGGACGCAACACGACCGGCGCGACCCTGCTGAACGGCCGTCCGGTGCGCATCATCGGGGGCCAGGGAAACCGGGCACTGTTCGGACTGGACAACGGCATGGGCACGATCGTGGGAGTTATGACCCACGACCTGACGCACAACAACAACGGCAAGGCGACGACGTTCGGTCTGGTCCGCGATGTCGATACGTCGGCGTTCTCTGACGGCGCCCAGTTGTATGCGTCTGCCACCGGGACGCTCACCACCACCCTGACATCCTCTCGGGTGGGGTTCGTGGTGAACGCGCACCCGTCTGCCGGAGTCATCCTTGTGCTCCCCACCCTAAGGACCACCGCAAGCGGTACGACGGCGAACCGGCCCGCGACAGTCATCGTCGGATTCCTCTACTTCGACACGACGCTTGGCATCCCGGTGTTCTGGAACGGCGCGAACTGGGTAAACGCTTCCGGGGCGGTGGTATAGCGTGGGCGCTTTCTCAACCGCTTTCTCAACCGCGTTCGACGTCGAATCGCCGGACGACTCCCCCGACGAGTCGCCAGGTTTCATCTCGTGCGGGGACGTGTGCTGGCCTGCGCCGATCGTGTGTGACGAATGCTGCTCACTGGACCTGGAGACCGTTGACCCTGCCATCCGGGACATGGCGGCACAGTGGGCGGCACGGTTCCTGTGGGCTGCCACCGGGAAGCAGTACGGCGGATGCCCCCGCACGTGGCGCCCCTGCAAAGAGAAGTGCGCCCCGCAGATCAACTGCTGTGGCGGCTTCGGCGGGCCCATCTTCCAATCCTTCCCGCAACGGCTCCCGTTCTCCTACGACTGGACGAACCTGACGTGTAACCGGTGCGTCAAGGGATGCCAGTGCTCCGAGGTGTCGGAGGTCATCCTTCCCAACGTCGCCGAAGTCCTCAACGTGCGCATCGATGGCGTGGACTTCGACCCGTGCGGCATGGTCGCCGTCTACGACAAGCGCCGCGTCGTACGCACGGACGGACGCGAGTGGCCAGCATGCCAGGAACTCAGCAAGGTTGACGGGCCCGGCACCTGGTCCATAACCGTCATCGAAGGCGAGTGCCCCCCGGCCGGGGCGGCGTGGATGACCGGCACGCTCATGTGCGAGGTCTTGAAGGCGTGCATGAAGCGGGACGACTGCCAGCTTCCCCGACGCCTCCAGACCATCACCCGGCAGGGCGTGTCGATGACGTTCAACGACAACTTCGAAGGGCTCGCGCGCCTGCACACGGGCATCTGGGAACTCGATGCGTGGATCGAGTCCACCAACTACAACCTTGCCGTTCAACCGCGCGTGCGCCGCCCGGACGGCCCCCAACACTCTGAACTGACCTGGCCCAAGCCTGGTCAGCACTGCCAAGGAAGCGGGGGAACCCTGTGACAGCCGGTATGGCCGGTCTGATCGAGACCCTTTCGGACATCCTTTCCATTCTCACATCCGACGATTCCGGAAACGAGAAATGTGCCGCTATGGCGCCTTTCTGCCGTGTCGCGGTATATCCGGGCGATGAGGTCCCGCTGGACTCGTGTGAGGTCAATCTGTGCGGCTCAGGGGGAGGCGAGGGGCAACTATGGGCAGCAGTCCAGGGCGTCACCCTCATTGAGGACGACGGCGGCTGTATCGCATGGATGTGGAACGCGGAAGTAGGCGCGGTCCGGTGCGCAGCGAAAACCGGCGACGACCAGAAACCCCCGTCAGTTGACGCGGTGCAATCTGACGCCGTACGGCAAGCCCTGGATGCCGATGCCATACTTCGCGGGATAGTCTGCTGTCCAGAGCGCAATAGCCGTATCGATCAGGCTGGCATCGTCGTTGACGGATGGGAAGCCATCGTTGGCGGGGGATGCGTCGGGGGTAAGTGGAACATCCGAGGGAGGTTCGATGTCTGCTGTTAGAAGGGCCCGGGATGGCCGGATCGTGGTCGTCCCCGATCTGGGCCGCGTACGCGCCATGCGACGACGAGCCGTACCAACGAACAACCACCCTGCCGGGGCCAAGCTCCCCACGACCAACAACGACACGCCGGTGTCCAGCATCAGCGACTACCAGGACACGCGCGGCGAACCGGCCGACATCAGCGAAGACGACTCCTGGCCGCTGGACAACACCGGCGATGAAGACGGGGCCGACAACGGCCCGTGCCTCGAATGCTCGCCCGGCGAAGACACGGCCACCGACCCCGACGACGAGAGCAACGAAGACACGGCACCCGAGCCCGCGCCCGACACGGAACCCACGGTTGTCCCGCAGCCGCGCGGGAACGCGTCGAAAGAGGCGTGGATTGACTACGCGATGGCCGTGAACATCGCCGTAGACATCAACGCCACCCGGAACGACATCCGGGACTACGTCCTTGACCGCATGTCCCAGCCTGCCCTTGCTGAGGGTGGACGACTGGCGCGACCGGAAGACGAGCCGGTCACCCGTGAGGGTGGCCGCAATGGCACTACGGATCCGAGTCAGACGTAGCGGACCAATCACCGGGATCGCCTCCACTGTCAGGCAGATCCGCACCGCAGTAGCCGAAGAGGCCGGACACGCGACCGTCCGCCGCGTAGAGCGACGCATTGACGAGCACCCCGCCGGACGTCTCGCCGCGAACGCGATGACCGTCACGGCCCGCAACGGCCGCGCCACCATCATTTCGCCCATGGGTAACCCCGGGCGCATCCCGGCGACCCGTAACGCCGCTGGCTACTCCCGATGGGGTAAGCGCGCCCTGTGGTGGCCCGGTGCTGCCCGGCCCGTGAAGTGGGTGAACAACTACAAGGGATTGCGCCCCCTCATGGAAGCCGAAATGTCCCGAGTCGGTCAATCCGACTTTCGCCCCATCAACATGACAACCGTATAGAGAAAGGAGACAGCTCGTGGCAATTCGAGTACACGAAGACGCATCACCCAAGGACGCGCCACAGGTCGAAGCGCGCGAAGAAGAGGTGTACCTGCCCGGCATGTCGGACGACGACGAGCCGTACATCTTCGAGGTGACCGGCATCAAACCGATCCTTCTCGCCCGCCGTCGCACACGTCACATGAAGCCCATCGAAGCCGCGATGGCCCTGGAAGACGCCCAGGAAGCATGGCTTGCCAAGGGATTCGGAAAGGAGGATTGGGCAGAGATCCAGGCACGCCTTGACGACCCCGACGACATCCTCAACGACTTCCACCTTGCGTGGCTGGCCGAACAACTCCTAGGGAAGGACTCCGGCCGCCCTACTACATCGTCCAACGCTGCATCGCGGAAGCGTCGGGCGAGACAGTCACGGGCCGCGCAATCTCCCAAGGAATCGACCTCGGAAGACTGACCGCAGACGAACTATGCGATCTGCTCTTCTACTGGATTATGGAAGGGAAAACCGAAGAGGATGCAATGAAGGCACGCGCCGACTTCGAGGTACCGCCACTCGGCTACAGAGGATCCCTGAAAGGTACGTCATGGGACCCCGATGTCATGGCCGACGAGTTCGGTAACGGTGAATCCTTCAACGAAGGAGTCCAATAGATGGCAATCCGCGTACCGGTCAACCTCGACATCAAAGGCGACCCCGCCGCAGCAATCCGTGACGCACTAAGCAACGGGTTCGCCGGGATCGACGTGTCTGGAGTCGGCCGACGTGTCGGAGATGAACTAGCCGACTCCATCGGAGCAGGACTCACCGGCGCGGGCACCGGCGAAGCAGAGCGCGCAGGCGAGGAATCCGGCCGAAGCTACACGCGCGGGTTCGGGCGCGGGTTCGGATCCACCATCGGCAGCGCAGTCACCGAACAGGGATCCGCAATCGCGAAACTCGGGGGCGGCTTCGCCGCTCTGATCGGATCCATCGCGCCCATACCGACTGCCTTGGCAGGCGTCGTTGCCGGAGCAGTCGCCGTGGCTGGTGCCGTGGGGCAAGCATCCGGGGCGGCTCTGTCCGCCGGTGGCGCCTTCGCGTCCCTCGGGCAAGCCGCACTCGCCGTACGGGTGGGGTCCATAGGTCTTGCTGACGCGATGGAAGCACAGTCCAAGGCTCAGGAGGAACTTGCGCGAACCGGCGAGGTGTCCGAGGCCACGCAAGAGGCACTCACCGCCGCCATGGATGGCCTCGCACCTGCCGCACAGCGCGTCGTGACTGCTGTTCAGGATCTTGCCCCGGCATGGTCCAACATGCAGCAGGCTGTACAACAAGACCTCTTCCGAGGCGTGGCAGGGATCATGCGTGACATCTCCACGGCGATCCTTCCTGGCCTTGAGTCAGGGCTGACGGGGACCGCTCAGGTACTCAACGAGGCCGCGCGCGGGTTCGCGAACTTCATCACGTCCGGTGGTGGGGCACAGCAGATCGAATCGATCATGGCTGGGCTCAACAGGACCCTCGCCGCCCTGCTACCCGGAATTGGCGCGTTCGGTCAGGGAATCTTGAGTCTGTTCGAGGGTTCTACGGGCCCGGCAACTTCCCTCGCGGAATCCATCACACGGGTGGGGGAGTCGTTCGCGCAGTGGGCTGAGGGGATCAACCAATCGGGTCAGCTTGCCGAGTTCGTCAATCAAGCCAACAGCGTTCTCGGTGTCCTACTCGGCATCGTGGGAAACGTTGGATCCATCCTGGTATCCGTGTTCGGCGCCGGTGCGGATGTGGGCGCTGGCCTGTTGTCCACCTTCCGGGACCTGACGGGGCAGTTCGCCGAGTTCTTGCAGACCGCTGGCGCGCAAGCTGGACTTGCTTCGTTCTTCGACCTCATCTCCCAGACCGGACAGACCATCTCAGAACTCGGCGCCGTGATCGGCCCCGTGTTCGGTGGACTCTTCGCTGTCATCGGACAGCTTCTACCCCAGATCAACGCACTCCGCGACGCGCTGTTGCCCGTGGCGATCGTGCTCGGTGAGGCAATCGGGACCGCGCTGACCGGACTGGCACCAGTCGTCGGCCTGGTGGCTCAGCTCATCGTCGGTCTCGTGCAAGCCCTCGCGCCCCTGGTGACCACTCTTGTGACTGCTCTCGGTCCAGCAATCGCGCAGATAGGCGACCTGTTCGCAACGAACCTCGCACCCGCCATCGCTGAATTCCTCCCACTCATCGCACCCCTCGCGGGGCTACTGCTTGACCTATTCGGCGCGCAGCTCGTGTCCGCCATCACGGCCGTGGTCGATATCCTCGGCGGCCTGTTCAACGTCCTGGGCGGCCTGATCACGTTCATGACAGGCGTCTTCACCGGCGATTGGGAAACGGCGTGGGCCGGTATTCAACAGATCGTCGCCGGAGTAGGTCAGGTCATCGCTGGGCTTGTAGCGGCCCTCATCAGAAACATCACGAACCCATTCCGCACGGGACTAGCCCAGGCCGGTCTCACCGTAGAGCAGTTCTGGGGGCTCTTGCGCATCCGCTTCCGTCAAGGCGTGGTTGACGCGATCAACGTCGTCGTCGGGTTCGTGGCCAACGTCCGAAACCGCTTCGTCGCCCTCGGAACCGGCATCGTGGCAGCCGCACGAACCTTGTGGTCCCGAGCACGATCGGCCTTCCAGTCAGGCGTCTCGCGCGTGTTCACGGCCACGAGCAACGGACTCAACCGGGTAATCCGCTTCGTCGCCTCCATCCCGGGCCGGATCGTCGGAGCGCTCGGGAACCTGGGCAGCTTGCTGTTCAACGCTGGCCGCAACGTCATGCTCGGGCTGATCAACGGGATCAGCTCCCTCATCGGAACGATCGCCTCCACCATGTCCAACGTGGCGAGCACGATCCGGGGCTACCTCCCGTTCTCGCCCGCGCGCGTCGGACCGCTGTCCGGAATCGGGTCACCGGAGAACAGTGGTGAAGCCATCGCCCAGATGATCGCTGACGGGATCCAGCAGAACATCAACCTGCCAGCCAGAGCCATGGAACGGGCCCTAGCGCCCCTTGCCCCGTCAGCACTCGCCTCCACGCCGTTCCAGAGCGGAACGGGCGCCACAGGGGCACGTGATAGGGCTGACAGGGTGAACCTGACGCAGGTGTTCACCGGCCCGACGACGTCAGGCGGACGACTTGATGAGATGACATGGAATATCCGGTTCGCGACACAGGCACGGCGTGAAGTCATCGGGGGGGTGCCGACAGCATGAGCCGGAACAGTGGCGCGTGGGGCGCTGTGATGTGGCAGGACAACAAAGACAACTTCGTCAACGGCGAGATCGTGTCATCCCAGGCACAGGGAATCAGCCTCTCGGGCGGCAGCGAGGTAGACGGGTTCCTACCCACCACGCCGCTCGGATGCCTGCTGCTGCCCCCGGATGGGCTCGGGGTGCCGTCCGTGCGGTCGGGGGATGTGGCGTTCGCGCAGCGCGACGGCGTGGAACAATTCGGGGATTACTACGAACCCCGGCAGTTGACTTTCCAAGTGATCGTGAAGAACGACGCATGCCCGGGATGCTTGCCGACGCCCCAGGTTGATGGCGCGCTAGTCCTCAACGGAGTAGCCCCCGGCCATGCTTTCACACCGAATTCGGCACCACTGCAAATAACCGGCGATATCGACATTCGCGTCTACCTCGCCATGGACGACTGGACACCGGACATGTTCCAGTCGCCTGTCACCAAGTGGGGTGATGTCGGAGACAGGTCTTACCTGATTCAGATCAACCCCGCTGGTGAAATTCGCCTGGTCTGGTCCGATGACGGAACAGCCGTCATCGCAGTGGCGTCTACGGTTGCGCTGAGTATCGCAGATGGTGAGCCACTGTGGATACGCGCGACATTGGACGTTGATAATGGTGGTGGTTCACGGGAAGTCACTTTCTACACCAGCACAGACGGTATGACCTGGACCCAACTGGGGGCTATGGTTCCCGGTGCCGTGACGTCGATCTTCGCGGGCCCCGCGCAGGTAGAGATCGGCGGTCACAGCGACGGGACCGCGGACCTTGTAACCGGTCGCGTTTTCTCCGCCGAGATCCGAACTGGCATCAACGGCACCATCGTCGCGAACCCCAACTTTGACCAACCTGGCGGCACCACACCGTTCGTAGACGGATCAGGAAACACGTGGTCGGTCGTTCCCCCCGCATTCCTGCAACCGTTCGTTGCAGCGACCATGAGCGCACGGCAGAAGGTCAAACGACTGACAACCGAGTGGTCACGCTCGTGCACTCAGGCGATTCTGGTGCTTTTCACCGACTGCCACCAGGCGGATGCGACCGAGGAAGAGAAAACCTACCTCGGGCCGTACCTGGTGCGCGGGCGCCCGCGTGTGGCGCAGGTGGAGTGGATGCGTTCGAACCGTGGGGCGGCGAGGGTGACGCTCCGCTTCGACGCGCAGGATGCGCGCCTTCAACTCGCGGACACAGGCGCCGGGAACTGGCACGCGACGCATACGCAGAGCATGTCGGCTGGTGCGGCGGCCGGTGGCAACATCGCGCAGGACTACCGGCTCACCGATGTCACGTTCGACACGCAGGACGCGGTAGCGACACAGAGCACGATCTCGTCGGGTGCGCCGGACGGCGGATCGTATCTGTCGATCAACGTCACGACGCCGAACACGACATCTCCGATGTCTGGCGCGGCGGCCGGGTCTGGTACGGACGGGATTCCGGTCACGGCCGGGAACGATTACGCTTTCGCGTGGTGGGCCCGTCAGATACCCGATGGCACGATCTCGACCAGGGTCGATGCGGTGTGGCGCGACGCGGGAGGCGTTTTGCTGTCCACCTCGACGGGCGTTAACCAGGACGCGACCGAGGATTGGACGCGGTTCACGCAAACGTTCGCGGCACCGGCGATGGCCGCGTTCATGCAGCCGGTGCTGCGATGGAGCGGAATCGCTCTGGCGAACCAGACGCTTGACCTGGCACAACTGTGGATCAACGAGGGCGCGACAGCGGGCGAACCGGCGACGATCGAAGTCGTCGGTGATCTGTGTGTGTTCCCGGTGTTCCGCCTTGACGGGCCGCTGACGGCTCCGATCACCGTTTCATACGGCCCGTTCTCGTTCACGTATGACGAAGATGTCGGCGCCCTCGAACGGGTGACCGTGGATACCAGGTGGGGGCGAGCATCGTCAGGGATAAGCGACGAGACGCAGCACCTCTTGGGTGATTACACGTTCCCGCTGTCACCGGGCGTACATGAAGTGTCGTTCACTACAGGCGACCCGGCAGACACTGGTTCCGTCCAGATCGAGTGGGAGAACGCGGTGATCTCGGGATGAGCCAGCAGGTGTGCGAGTGTGCGGCGAACTGGCGTGTTGAGCTGGTTCAGCTCACGACGGGTCAGGTAGTTAAGGTCGTCGTTCCGATCGACTTCGAGTTTCAGACGTCGTTCCTGGAGGCCGGTCAAGGGACGGTCCGGTTCAACCGGCATGGCGTGACGTCGGGGGGGCGTACAGGTTTCCTGTCGGAAGCGTTCGTGCGGATGATCCAGATGTACCCGAACGCGATCGGCATCTACTTCTCGCGCGTGGCTGGCGGTTCTGCTACTGGGCACGATCCAGCGCACATGTTCGGCGGGATCGTGACGTCGTTCGATGGGTCAAGTGACGGGATAGTGACGCTCGGGTTCACGGAGATTCAGAGCTACCTGGACTACCGACTGATCCGATCCGATCTCGTGTTCAGTGCGGTGAACCAGAACAGCATCGCGGCCAACCTGGTCGAGTACGCAAACGGGACCAACTTCGAGGGTGGGTCGCTGGACCCGGAACCGGGGCCCGGAATCAACCTGATCGGCGGGTTCGGTGGGGTGCCCACGATCTTGCGGGATCGGACGTATCTCGCGGCCGACCGGAAATACATCGGGGAGGTGTTGCGCGAGTTCTTGCAAATCATCGACGCGCCCGTATATCGCATGGAGCATTTCCGGAACGCGGATCTGTGGGTGTCCGAAATGTTCTTCTCGGACACGTGGCTACAATCGTCACCCATCCCTACGATCGCATGGCACCACCTGGCCGACTTCAACCCCAAGCTCGATGCCAACGAGCTGGCAAACCTGGTGGACGCCTTCGGACGTCAGGAAGAAGGCGAGGACGCGTTTATCGAGACGACGGGTTTCGTGCCTGGGTTCCCGAACGCTCCCCGCTACGACGCGGCGCCGGTGTTCGACACCGTGACTGATCCGAGCACACTGAACGATCACGCGTTCGGGTACCTCGACGACCACATCGACAACGCCGCGAACATCAGCCTGAACTTCGCTGGCCTCGACTACGGGACGGATGCCGGGCCCTCGACCCTGTCCATTGACGACCTGACTCCTGGGAACTTCATCAACCTGGACATCACGTCTCCGAACTGGACGATGATTGGCGGCCCGGACACGCCGAACACGGACGTTGAGGTGAGGATCGGTCGCCTGTCGGTCGCTGTGGGGTTGGAGGGCCCGGAGCAGGTCACAGCGCAGGTTTTTGCCGACCGGGCCGCGAACCTGGTCTTTCCGAACGACAACGACCTCGAACCGTGCTTCGACTGCTGAGAGAGAGGCGCCCGCATGGCTGGTGTGACGCTGCAACGTGACTACGACATCAACCGGAGGCTCGCGAACTACGGCATCCGGATCGAATACCTAGAGCGGCGCCTGTTGTCCCTGGAGGCACAGGCACAGTACACGGACTACACACCGACGCTGACGAACATCCCGGCCACGATCACCCAGGCGCGTTGGGCGGCGGCGCGGGGGATCGTGCACATGTGGGGCTCCCTGGACGTGACCGGCGCTGTGACGGGGGTGATCGAGATCGGGACTCCGACCAATATCGCCTTGCCGGGTGTGTTCCGGGCGGCTGGGGTGGCGTTCGCCCGATCGGCGGGGGCCACGGGATTGAACGTGCACAAGGGGATCACCATCACCCGGGGCGGCGGGAACACAGTGTCATTCCTGACGACGGATGCTACCAGCGCGCTGGCGTGGAACGCTACGACGCCGTTCACGTGGTCGGCCGGGGCCCTGCTGACGTTCTCGGCGGTGTATGAGCGCGTGCTACCCGCGTGAGGGCAGCACGCGCCCAGGAACTACGACGCTAGACAGACGCGAACAGGTCAGCCGGGCCATCAGCCCTTTCAGCGCGTCGCCGCGACCGCGCCATACGGCACGCGTTCGAGCACGTGCGCGCCTGAGACGACCGTGCGGGGAAGATCGTCGGGCACTCCGAACACTGCACGTGCCGCAACCGCTGGTGAGGTGGCCGGTCCAGTTCTGCCAGCGCGTCACGGATCACATCGAACGCCTCGGGGCGGCTGTCCAGGAACTCAGCGAGCACGCGAAGGTTGTCCGGCAGAGGGGGCGCAGTGGGAAGCTCTTCATCACGGATAACCACCTCATCCGACGAGTCGTCACCAGATGCGAGCATTCCCCAGTCAGGCGCGCTCTCCGCGTACGCCAAGCGCTCATCCTGGACGCGCTTGGCGTGACGGCACAGAGCACACGAGGGCTCTCCATCTCGGGTGAGTTGGGTCTTGAGGATTCCGTGGTCGCAGTAGTTGCCGCGCGGGATAGAGATGGTGTGGCGCATGGTCGCTACCTCCCCGGGTGCTCCGTCCTGTTCCATGTGTGTTGGGTATGGACACGCCAAGTATCCGACACGTTGGGCGTGTTGTCTATCGTGTTGCTGAACGGTTCAAGAAAACTAGCCAAGAAGAGCCCTCACACGACATCCCCGATACCGTCGATCCCATGCCCGAACCGAGCGCACTAGATGCACTACTGGACCGGCTGGAACGGATCCTGACGCGTCACGCAGTCGTCCATGCGTACATCGAACCCGGTAGCGACGATGAGATGATCGTGGTGTGCCGCTGCAAGATGCGGTTCGACGCGGGCGAGGCTCACGCCATCCATCAGACGCGAGTGATCCGAGGATGGTTCGCAGAACAGGCCGCACGCCACGCGGTAGCTCCGCACGCGGGGAGACTGATCAGGTGAGCATGGCAGACACGGAACCGGGGCACGAGAAGTGCCGACATCTGGCAGACGAGGGCAGGCGCCTCGCGTCTCAACGTGAAGACCTGATCGCGGCCGGAGTCGATCCGGAAGAGTTGGGGACGCCGGTGTTCTACTGGTGTTTGTGCCTGGAGCGACCTGAAACGATCGAAGACATCAGGGGGTATGAGTCATGAATGATGAATCACCTACTGCCGCAGTTCTGTCCAGTGAACGCCTCAAGACGTATTGGAAGATGGGGGAAGGCGCCGCGCAAATCCGGTGGGGGACCGATGGTGACCTGACGCGTTGCCACCGGCTAGTGTCGCGTGCTGCTGGCGCTGAGTCCGAGACGTTCGACGTATGGGGATACTGCCAGAACCTTCACAAGGAACTGTTCGGGGTTCCGAACCCTCGGGACTAACCGGTAGGAGTGGAGGGATTCGAACCCCCGTCCCCCGAAGGGACCCGGTTTACAGCCGGGCGCGATCGACCGCTCTGCCACACTCCTGCATCGTCCCGCACGCGAAGCCGGGCCGGGGCGCCCATCCGCCCTCCGGCCCGGCCTCATGTGCCCAGATCATCGCGTGATCACCTGGTGTCTTGGCGGACAACCCCCTTCCTATCACGTCTGCCGTGTCCACGCCGGTGCCCACCACAGTTGGCATTTGGGCAAGTGCCCACTGTGGTGGGCACGAGCGTGCTGTATCGATGGACGTCAATACAGGCAGGTATCTCCTACCAAACTAGTAGGTAGTTCTAGTAGTAACGTATTACTCCCATTACTACCCGGCACCGCGACTCGTGCGAGTGGGATGATCGGACGATGAAGGGGATAGATGGATTCCGAGCTACCGAGACGATCGAGGGTGCAAACCCCCGCGCCGCCCGGTACCCGATCCTTCCTGATGACCTGCTTGTCCGGACCGGACCGCACACCTACACGAAGGAGTGCCCCGGCATCGCGGTCACAGGCTTCGTGCTTACGCCAGATCAAGAGAAGGGACTACGGCCGGTGAAGTTCAGCAGGGATGGACTCGAATACAGCATCGAAGACGGTCGTGCGAGTGGGAGACCATGAGGCATGGCCGACACCATCGACATCCTTGCCTGCCCGGACTGCTCAGACATCGACCGCATCGACCCGGAGAAGATCGGGCCTCGCACGAGCGACCCATGCGATTGCGGATGCGGCTGGTGGAACCTGCTGTGCCAGGTATGCGGCGCGGTGATCGGGCGCGCCACGTCGGCGGGGAAGATCAACCTTGCTGAGCCTTGCTGATGGTCTGCGACCACGAAGACATCGCGCGCATGACGCACTCTTTCGATGTCGGGTTCGACGGCAAGCCGGTATGGACTGTGGGTGTTGAGATCCTGTGGTGTCCGTACTGTGGGGGCACGTTCTGGACTGCGGAAAGCATCGAAGACGCGACACGGGATGACACAGCATGACCAACGGGCGCCCCCGGGACCCTGCTGGGTTCTTGGTTCCGAAACTGCCGTGTCCCGATTGCGGACACCGCAGAATCCTGGGCTACCGCATGGACAACGAACACGGCCACCACATGCACACGCATTACGTGTGCACGTTCTGGGGCTCAGGGATGCGGAGGGCGTGCGGATGGCACGGGTGGAGCGTGCCAGGGTGGGACGACGCTGACGACGCGCAGATCCTTGATGGGATCACGAAGTGAGGATGACTTACATCTGTGGTGGAGACGAAACACCGGGCCCCCGAGACACGGATTGCCCGAACCGGGTGCACGACTACCCGCTTCCATCGGGATTCATCGATGCAGACGTGGAATCTGGACGGCGACTGCGGAGGTACTGGAGCAACGTTCCATGCTCGGACTGTGGCGTGCACGGCTGGCTTCCTCCACCTGAATCCATCGAAGAAGATCGATGAGACGTCCGAGCTAGGAAGCGATACGCGATGCGGGCCGGATCCTCTTGGAGGCTCGCCGTGTCAGAGATTCACTTCCTGTAGAGGAAGCAGCGCGACGGGCATGGCCGCCTACCGGACCATCGGTAGCTGAACTCGAAGCGATGATCCGTGATCAACGTGCACGGCGCCGAGTCCCACAACGATGACACCCGCTTTATGTAAGCGGGTGTCATGTCCTCGCTCGTGTCCCTCAGAAACCGCGTAAACATGCTGGTGACGAACTATCGGCCCGCTCCCTTGTCCTTTCCAGTGACCGTTCCAGTGACCGTTCCAGTGAGCACATGGTGAGCAAGATGAGCGATGAAGCGTGCGTGTTCTGCGAGATCGCGGCCGGGCGAGCCCCGGCAGACGTGATCCATAGATGGCCTGACGTCATCGCCATCATCCCGCTTGATCCGGTAGTCACTGGGCACACGCTGATCATCCCGCGCGTACACGTGCCAGACTTCACCACTGACCCGGAAGTGTCCGCACTGACCATGAAAGCCGCCGCAGTCATCGGCAGACTGAGTGATCAGCCCATGAACATCATCACCTCACGTGGACATGCAGCAACGCAGTCCGTGTTCCATCTACATCTACACCTAGTGCCCCGCGCCCCTGGCGATGGGCTCGCGCTGCCCTGGTACTCGGGGCGACGGCGCCCGAATCGCGACTAGGGTCGCCCCTGTGACAGTTCACAAGGCAACGCCCCTCGGATGGGTGAAGATCGAACCTGAGCCGGTCCCCGAGGATGACCCGCGTGTTCAGCTCGCGACCTTCGTCGCTGACGCGGCATGGCTCAACGCTCTCGAAGACCGTTCGACCACGATGGCGCAGAAGATGCGCCTAGTCGTGCGGACCGTGCTCGCGCACCTTGACGAGGTTGCGGAGATGGACGCCGAGAGCGGGCAGCCTGGTCAGCCACCCGCAGGGCAGTAGCTCACCGCGTCCATCCAGACGTGGCAATTCGCCGCGCTGTAGCGTACCCGCATGACCGATGGATTCGATGGCACCGTGACACGGCTGGGCGACGGAGAGGGATCGTCGTGGACTACCTGGATAGAGCCGCCCCTGGACAATCGGTGGTCTGACCTGGAGAAGCTGCGATGGTGGGCAGCCGTGGTATCCCACGACACCGGCCTATCGATCACAGTCAGCGAGAGTCGCAAGACGCGCGTCACCCAAGGTCGGACGCATGTCATCCGGGCTGCGGGAGACTACATGGTCGATATCGGCCGGAAGTCCGTGGCCAACACGGGCAGCTTCGCCCGCACGTGGGATCACCTGACCGGCATCCTCCGTGGCGCGGAAGCCATCGGGTTCCAGGACCAGCAAGACCGGATGCCCTGGAGTTCCCTCCGGGACGAGCTTCATACGCTGATCGACACGTGGCGCGACTCCGCGAAGCGCAGAAACGCGCGGGCGCACGGTAGCGCTAAGGGGACCGAAGTCGTAAGGAACAGTTCAGCGGCAGCCGTCTACGGGATGGTAGCCGCACAGTTGGAAGTGACTGTTCACGACATCGGAAACACCACAGACCACGTGGCAAGGATCGACGTCGCAGACGTGTCAGTCGGTGACGAGGTCGCGGTTTACGTCCCCTACGACGGCCGCTACGAGCTGATCAAGTCGGGAAAGATCACCAAGATCGACGGTCCCGACAACGACGGTCAGGCACTCGTGAAGCTGGACACCGACCCCGAGGACACCGGCGACGTAGAGCAAGCTGGAACGCTGATCGGTGGCGGCCCCGGCAACTGCATCATCGGCCCCGTTCTGCCGGTGTCATGATCATCGACGAGACATACCCATGGGATCCGATCGCATGTGGCTCCCGGCTCCGCGTCCTCGACTCCGGGCATGTCGTGTGGCTCGTGTCGCGGCTGTTTACGTGGGCTCTGGTCGTCGGACCGGATGGAGAACTTGGATTCGAGAAGCACTGGTGCTACGCCACCATTCAGGGCGCGATACAGGGCGCCCGGGATTGGGACGGTAACCATCCTGAGACGGAGCCCACGGGGTGGATCCGTGACCCGTACACGGGAAGACGTCGCCCTGACGGTGATCCGGCGCGGGAGTACGTTGCGCTGTAGCGTGCGAACATGAGCAACCACGTGATGCAATACTTCGACACCACCAAGCGCACCACTGATGTGCGTATCGTGGGAGCAGCGCTCCCGGCTGAGGCACTGGCGGCCGAGTGGGACGACTACTTGCCGGACGGCCCTGAGAAGAGCGTGGCTCTTCGCAAGCTGCTGGAAGGCAAGGACGCGGCGTGTCGCGCGTCGCTGGCACTGGAGGTCAGTGCCGTGGACTCCGAGACGGTGAAGGGTTCGGGCTGCTGCCAGTCGGAGGCTGTCAGCGCGAGCGAGTAGAGTAGGTCCGCTGGTCAGACGGCCTGTGGCATCCGGGGGGACGGATTTTCTTCCGGATGTCACCGGCCGTTTCACGTCCCGAGCAACGTTGATGTTGCGCACGCGCGAGGAAGTGTGTAACGTACTCGTTGTCGGGGGCACCCAGCCCACGCGCTCCACCGGAGCCACTGGGAGCCACGAAAGGACGGCCCGCCATGACCACCACCAACAGCCTCTTCAACTTCCCGGCCCCCGGCGACCGCGTCCGCCGGTTCCCGTCCGGACTCGGCTACGCCGGAACGGTCATCCGCCGCGCGACTACCATCGCCGTCGTCCGCCACGACAACGGAGTCACCGAGAGCTACCGCCCCGAGGAACTTCACCGGGCCGGACCGCGCGCGACGATCCTGAGCCCGCTGGACGCGTCTATCAGCGTCCGCGTCCGTGACGGCCTGGTCCCCCTCCGCGAGGGCTTCAAGGCCATGCTCACCCGCCGCATGGACCGTGACGGAACCGACGCCATCACGGTCCCCGTCATGAACGGCTCTTCCCGTTCCGGTGAGGTCACCTACACGCGCGCCGACCTGGCCTGAACCACGAAGCCGCGAGCGCCAGTCACCATGCATGGTGGCTGGCGCTTTCGTCTACCGCCGGTAGCGGCCTTGCGCCTCCAGGTAGGCGCTATCAGTCTCGGTGCCCCATACGGCGTCTTCGGTGACGTTGAGGGCTTCCTGGATCACGAGAACGGTAGCGTCATGTTCCTCACGGGCTGAGTGATCCCAGTTCTTGCCGCTCCGGGCGCTGATGACGCGGCGCGTAAACGGGATCCCGTAGGGGAACTTGGTCCCGTGCATCCTGGAAGCCATGCGTACGGCGTGGAGCCGCTTGCCTGTCTGGTCGCCCCAGAGGTTGTCTCGCTGGCGCACGAAGCGGAACACTGCTGTCTGGAGCCGGTAGGGGACCAGGCTTCCAGGCTTGCGGCGTACGTTGCCGTTCCCGTAGTTCGACCATTCACCTACGTCTACGTGGAGATGGTTGCGGTGATTCGATGCTGACCCGGCGGTCCCGTATCTGGCATAGGTGAGCGCTAGACCCATCGATTCGGCCACGATGGCTGCGGTGATCAGCTTATCTCGCTCTGCCGGTGGGTTGCCGACGCCCCAGTTGATGTCCGTTGCAAGGCCGTCCTTGTGCCATGAGGCGAGCGCGTGCACGCCGGGTGTTACTCCGCCGTAGTCCGGGTGTTCGCCCACGTGGTAGCCGTTGAGGTCGGCCCAACGCATGTAGAGATCAAGCACGTAGGTTGGTGTGACCTGCTGGGAAAGGGCCATGCCCTCATCGTGACATGGACCCGGGCGTTTCAATGGGAAGCGGGTCGTTGTGCCAGTGGGTGAACATGAAACCGGCCGTCACCCACGCGATTGCGAGAGTGACGGCCAGGATGGCGACGAACACGGTACGGGTACGCCGGTTCACGAAGCCGCCGGAAGTTCGTAGTAGTCCGCTTCCCGGGCCACGCGCTCACGGATCGTCTGGGCGGCTTCGCGGGCGTGGCGTTCTGCTGCCTGCATGGTCCAGAAGCGACGAGGTTCGACGCGCGCGCGCGCCTGCGACGCGGAGGTCTGGTAGCCGTACCGGTCGATGGGCTCCACCCAGTACAGGAGGTAGCTGTAGCGGCGCAGGATGTTGCGCCTGTACTGCACGTCGATGGGAACGACGTCGTCCAGGTAGCCGCACATCGTCACTTCGAGTTCCATGTCCCTATCTTCCCCTGTCGTTGAGGCTGTGCGTGTACTGAGGATGACCATCGTAGATGGCGCTCATGGTGGCGTAGATGTCATCCATGATGGCACCTACCTCAATCACTGCCTCATGCTTGGCCTGGTAGTAGGAAAGGTGAATCCTAGATGCATCAACGATGCGCGGTGCCAGCGGGTTGGACAGGTTGGGGCGTTCGATGGTGTATGACCATGCCAGACCGCCCCAATGGCGCCACACCACGGTCCTGATCCGGTACACGGTGCCGTGGTAGGCGGTTCGGGACGTGGATTCCACGTGCTTGCTCGTGATCTTGCGTGCGATCTTGTCGATGATCACTTTCCGGCCTCGGGTTCGTAGTTCCTGGCTTCGGTCGCGTGCCTGTGCCACGACACGATCTTGGCGACGACAGCACCCGCGATGCCGAGTCCGAGCACGAACGACGCGAGGCCGATCGCCCATGACTCCGCGTTGAACGCGGTAGTGAGGAAGAGCATCGCGCACAGCACGAGCCATCCCAGATGCCGCTTGGCTTCTTCGGCCTGTTCGGTGTGGTGCTGCTGCTGTTCGATCCGGGCCCGGGAATCGCGTTGGGCTGCCATGACTCCTTCCGCGAACGCGCGGGCGTCGCGGGGGTTGCGCGGATCGAAGTCGCTGGCGTCCATGGTGTTCCCTCTCTAGGTGGCGGGTGCGGTGGTGAGTATCTGGATGATTCCCCACCCGACGAGCTGAGCGAGGAACCAGGCCAGGAGTCCGGCCGTGTAAGCGCACGCGCCGACGAACAGTGGTGTCCAGGCCAGCCACCATAGTGCCACGGTGATTGGTCCGTTTCCGAATGGTGTGTTCCACCACCGTCTATGCGTCGCCATGGGCTAGAACAGGATCCAGTACAGGACGATGGACAGGATGACCAGGCCGAAGAACCCCTTGACGGCCTTGGCCCACTTGTCCGGGGCGAACAGGATGAACCCGATGGTCAGGGTGATCAGCACCGGGACCCATGTGCTCTCCAGGACGTCCCCGAAGCTGCCGGGAACCGTTGTGACCTCGGTGGAGAAGATCAGGTAGGCGATCAGGGACAGCACGCCCCAGAGCATGAAGCGGCGCAGGGTGCGTGATACGCGGTCGTCTCCGCCGAACATCACTCGCCCCCGCCCGTGGCAGTGGCGTCGTTCATGGTGCCGACGATGTGCGAGACAGTGCGGGCGTTCTGGGCGAACGAGGCGGCAAGGGTCTTGTCGTACCCGAGGGCGAGCATGACGAAGACGCCCAGGAAAGCGCCAAGGATGATGGCGGCGATGAGCTTGCCCATGGTGGTGGTTCCTTCCATGCGTGGTGAGTGTGGTGTCGGTCCCTGACTGTACGGGAAGCACCCACGCGCGCGCAACGTTCTAGTTGCATTAAGGGTGTGTGGTGTGGCAACATTGGCGTTGCAATATTCGTCCACCAGAAAGGCAACCATGACCCGAAACTCGAAGGAGGAACCGCAGGAACCCGCGCTGCACCCCCTGGCCGTCAAGCTGACCCAAGCGCGTGAAGAGTCCAGCCGGGCACTGGCCGAACGTGATGCCGAGATCTACCGGATCTACACCCAGGACCGTGACGAAACTACCCCCTCGAAGGGTGGCCTCACGACCGGGAAGATTGGCAAGATGTTCGGACTCACACCCCAGCAAGTCCGGCGCGTGATCGCCTCCCGGAAGATCCACAAGCAGTTCCACGGCGAGGACTGACCCAGCCCCCTGCACCGCGAGCGCGCTGCCTCCCGCCCTCCAGTAAGACGGGAGACAGCAGTCACAGCCCAACCCCAACCAACGAGGCAGACACATCCTAGCTGCCTCACAGCCAACAAGAGAGGCACCAACCACCCATGTATGACGCATTTGTCGCCATGTTCGCTGTCGGCATGCTCATCTTCATGATCAGGCACAACAAGACCAGCGGCGCGGCGCTCTACATCCTGATCATCGTGTCGATGATCGTCGGATCGGCCCCCAGGATTCAGGGGTTCCTTGCCCCGATGCTCAACGGCATCATCAACGCGTTCACTGGCATGCTCGGGTTCCCGTCCACGGCTGGAGGCGCGACCTACACGGTGGGTGTCCTGGCCATCGCGACCGCGATCCTGGCCGTCATCCTGTGGGACAAGACCATCAAGAAGGGTGAGCTTGTGCCCCTGGTGATCGCGTGCATGATCGTCGGTACAACTCCGCTGATCACGTCGTGGCTGCCGCTGGCGATCAACTCCACGATCGGCGCATTCGGGTTCGCCTGACACGCGCGCCTACCCCCTGTTGCCCCTCCAGTCGGTCCCGCCGTACCACTCACGCGGCGGGACCGACGCACATCCCCCACCGGAAGGAACCCCCGCCATGACCGACAATGCACACTACGACGACGGCGACCACGAACGGCTCAGCGGCTACGAAGCTGACGAGGTGAACGAACGGCTCTTGGACATGCTCGAAGCCGATGATTCGCTTGACCGGATCGAAGAGACCTTCGACAGCAACGACACAGCGAGCGGCGACGCGGAGCCGGACAACGGGCCCGTCGTCGAACCGGCCACAGCGCAGACGGTTCCCGCCGGGGCAGTTGTCGCGCCGCAGCCCGCGCCCGTCGTGCGCCCGGTCCCGATCCCGCGTGTCCGTGGCGGCTTCAAGGCACGCGCCGCATACACAGGCCGTATCGCCGCATTCCACATCGTGCGCGCGCCGCTGTACTTCGCCCTCGGGGTGAAGGTCAGCGCCGTACGAGCCAAGAACTGGGTCGCGGCCGGGAAGGGACGCGGGAAGCTGCTGCGCCTGGCTGTGGTCGCCTCCCCGTTCTTCGCGGCGTGGATGTGGTCCGAACACGGCAAGTGGGGGACCGTCCCGGCAGCCGTGATCGCAGGAACCGTCACCGTGTTCATCGTCGCGGGCGTCCGCGAGCGCCGTAACACGTGGCCGTTACGTGCCGAGGTGCCGGAAGATCTTCGAGCGCCCGTGCCGGACGGTCCCGGTGCTGTGGAGTCGGTGCGGCCGGTGGTCGTGACTGCGCAGATGCCGGAGGGGGATCCGGTGCAGGGGAAGTTTCACCTGTTCAGGTCGAAGGATCCCAAGGAACTGGCTCCGTCGTCTCACGAGGATCAGGCGTTGGTCACCACCGTGGAGAACGCGTTGGCCATGTCCGGGTTCGGTGCCCTGCACGGTGCCAAGTCGCGCGTGATGTCTGGTGAGCGCGTGCAGGGTGGCGTGTTGCTCACGGTGAGGATGGCTCCTGGACTGGAGACGGCTGAGTTGATCAAGCGTCACGGCCGGTTCGCGTCCGCGATGGGCAAGCCTGCTGAGTGCCTGGTGGTGGAGCCGTTGCCGGACGTGTCGCCGGGTGCGTTCGAGCTGTTCGTTGCTGACGGGCTGCTGTCCCGCATGCCGTCTCCGGCGTGGAAGTGGGCTCAGGTGCGCTCGCGCTCGTACTTCGATGGTGTTCCGGTCGGCGTGGACGCGCGGGGTCGGGATGTCATCGTGCCGTTGTTCGAGACGAACGGCGGGATTGCTGGCGACGTCGGTTCCGGGAAGTCGGCTACCGCGCGGCTGCTGATCCTGGGTGCCGCGATGGACCCGCGAACGCTCTTGGCCATCCACAACTTCAAGGGTGGGCTGGACTACAAGGCGTTCGCGCCGATCGCGCACACCTTGCGCAACGGGTGCGACGCGGCGGACCTGGAGGCGTTCATGGGGACGTTGAAGTGGCTCCGGTCCGAGGTCGCACGGCGGAACAAGGTGTTGGAGACGCTTCCGTTCGAGGAATGCCCGGACTCGAAGCTGACCGACGCGTTGGCGGATCGCCAGGACATGCGGCCGGTGTTCGTGCTGCTGGACGAGGTCCCGCGTGTGTTCCTGTCCCCGATCGCGAACGAGGCCGAAGACAGCTTGTTGGACGTCGTGCAGACGGCTCGCTCGGTCGGAATCACGGTCCGGCTCGTGTTCCAGGGCGCGAAGGAAGGCACTGTTCCGGCGCGGATCCTGGACCGGTGCAAGCACCGCGTCGGGCACGCGCAGAACAGCATCGCTGACGCGAATATCGCGCTCGGGTCCGATGCTCACGGCCGGGGCTACCGTGCGGTGGACATCGACACGCCGGGTGTCGCGTTCATCGGGATCGCTGGTGGTTCGATGGTCAAGACGAAGCTGTCCTACCTGGACTTGCCGAGCGTGCACGCGATGGTGAAGGAAATCGAGGCCATGCGGCGTGAGGCTGGCACGCTGTCCGGGATGGCGGCCGGAGATGTCCCGGCGGACGACGATGACGGGACGTCTGGTGTGTTCCTGGACGCGGTGGTGGACGTGTGGCCGCTGGACGGGACTGTGGTTCGCCCGTCTGCCGGGCTGGGCGAGCTGGCTTCGCTGCTGCGAGCGCATGACCCAGGCTCGTGGGGTGAGTGTGGCGCGCGGGACGTGGGCCAGTTGTTCCGTGAGGCCGGGGTGAAGGTGGGTTCGGTGCGGATCAGTAGTGACGTCGCACCGACCAAGGGCGTCAAGCGCGCCGATGTGGTTGACGCGCAGAATCGGGCACGTGGCCGGTAGTCTGTGTGGCAGAGGGGGAAAAGGGGGGCCCTTGCACCATTGTGGGATGGTGCAAGGGCCCCCTTGCGATACCGGCAGGCTGGGCAGTACCGGGACGGGTTGGTGGTGGCGTTTCCGCACCGGCGGCATACGTAGATCTTGGGCATGACTCGTTCCTGTCGTGGATGGGTTGCCTCCCATTCTATTTTCATCCCGCACCGGGCGCAACACGTATGTTGTGCATATGTCGGGTGCGGATACCGATTCCACGAGGAAGATAGTGGAATGATCCTGGCGCATCAGATGGCGCATCAGATGGCGCGGCAGATGGCGCGGCACATGCGGCGCCAGGGGCAACGGGCGTGGTTCGAGGGGGAACAACGGCGGCATGACTGAACGCTTCTGGGTGGAGAACGATCCGGCGACGCATGACCGGGCATCGTGTGTCTGTCGGCCCTGCATCTGTTTCCGCATGGAGGTACGCGAAGAACTCCGTAGAGTCAGGTTAAGACTCATCTTCACCCTGAACATCAGGAGGACCGGGGAACCGTGACACGATGCCGGACATGCCAGGGCAGCGGTATCCGACTACACCCGGTCGTGCACTACGCCGCTCGAACCATCTGGGCGTTGCCGACGTCATGCGGCACATGCCACGGGCGCCGTTACGTCGCTATCTCCTCAGCCGCTCCACCTCGGACACCCACCGGGCCCGCACTGCCGCATAGTCCAGTGACTCGCCAAGCTTCCGCGCCTGTGACGAGGATGCTGCCCACACGATCGGATGGCGCATCATCCTTTCTGCCTCCCGAACCCACAAGCTGACCTGATGCCTCGGGACGAACGTCCCCCGGCCCCCCAACGCCTCTTTCACGGCCTTGAGTGGGGTCGCGATGGTGGGGATGCCGGACACGGCAGCCTCCACCGGTGCGCGGCCGTAGGACTCCGTGACGGACGGGAACAGCAGGATCTTGCAGCGGCCGTAGAACTTCGCCGGGTCCCCGAACGGGATGACCTCCACGTTCGTCAGGCCAGCGAACAAGTGGGTCCCGTTGCCTGCCGGATCCCGCGCCACGACGAACCGACGCTTCGGCATCCTGCGGGCGATCTCTGCCACGAGGTCACCGCCCTTGGCTCGCGCGGTCGAGACAGCGCCGATCGCGTTCCCGAGCCGCACGCGGTAGAGCGTCGGGTTGATCGGGGGCGCGCAGTGGAACTTGCGGTAGCCGGTGCGCGTGTCCGCGTTCGCACACGCTCGGGACGGATACCAGACCGTGTCAGCGACCTTCAATCCGACGTCGCTCGTGTTGTATGAGTGCTGACACATCAGCTTCGGCACGTTCAGGGAGTTCACGGCCTTGGTCATGGGGACCGACAAGCCAGAGTTGAACACAGCGACGTCGTACCGAGCGGCAGGGTCGAACTCCCCGATAGGCAGGACCGTCACCCCAGGTGTGAACGTGAAGCTCCGTAGGCTGGGCAGGAACACGGTCACGTCGTGGCCGCGATCCCCGAGGGCTGAGATCTGCTCCAGGCTCGTGGTCGCGCGTCCCCGCCCGTGCGCGTACCCCTGAACGAATGCCGCGATCCTCACCCCGTCACCACGGGCAGCGCCGGAGTGACAACCATGTGCGCGCCGACCAGGGTGTTACGCCACCCAGTTTCATGCATGGGCATCTTTTCGATCGACACGGGAGCGCCAGCGACTTGCCGGACGAACATGGGATCGAGTTCCGGGATGATGCTGCCAGCAACCGCAAGACGCCCCTTCTCGTCTTCCCACGCGACGACACGAGCGAACACGGTTGACGTGTCCTCATGGAACCGGCGGATATCAGCATCCTTCCATCCCTGTTTCGTCGCTGCCACGACCGGCGCGTGAGGGCCACCGGCCGTGAGCGCGCCAGTGCGGATCACGTTCCCGTCGTCCAGGGTCGTGGTCCACGTGTTGAACCGCGCCAAGGTCGGGTCAACGTCGCGCTTGTACTTCACGCACACCGACGCGTCCCCGTTCTGGAAACAGCCGTCCCCGGCGAGGTGTCCGGTGATCTGCCCGTCTGGATGCACGGTCAGGGGCTCGTACGTGGCGCTGCGCCACTTCTCGAAGTGGTCGGCTGGCCACACGATCGCGTCCCGAACGGCGGTAGCGGATGCCGTGATCGGTTCGTCAGGCACGACGGTCGCGGCCGGGGATTGCAAGCTGACTGGCGTGTCCGCGTCATCGGGTGGGCACGTGTCGCACGGCTTGCCGTCAACGACGGGCGCAGACGCGTTCTGAGCCGCTTCCTGGGCCCGTTGCGTGGCGCGCATGTCCTGGTGCACCTTCGCGATCCGAAGGCGCTGTAGGGCTGTCATTCGTCCCCCTGGAACGGTGATTCGGGCCAGTCATCGTAGGTGTCCCGGATGTGGTCGTAGAGGCGGGTGATCCGCGCGCGGATGCTCTCCTTCTCATCCTCGGGGACGTCTGCCACGTCCACGCCGCGACCCCCGGCGGTCGCGGCGACCCCAAGCGGAACGATGGTCAGTGTTCCATCGATGATGTCCGCGAACCCGAGCTTCCATGCCGCCTGAGTGGCGGGGTCCGCGTCGGTGTCCTGGTAGAGGAACGCGCGGGAGATGCACTCAGCATCGTCGCCGCACGCTTCGAGCACACGCCGTTTGGCGGCGGTGCCGTCCCATTCGTGGTCCCGCTCCGATACCGGCAGGTCGATGCTGCCGGTGACTGCCGCTGTGACGGGCGGTTCCATGATGGTCTGACGCATCAGTGAGCGTCGGAACCTGGTCAGTGCGTCGTTCATGCTGCGCTCCATCCTGTTCGTACTGGCGTGGTTTCTGCTGGTGCCGTGACGCACATGCACCCCGGGTGGTCACCGGGGAAGGCTTCGAACTCGCCCGTCCAGACGGGTAGCTCATCGATCAGCGCGTCTTTCAGGGATAGGTGTACGGGGTGAGGGTGTGGGCCCTGGTACAGGTGGAGCCATCGCATCTGCCCACTGAATTGGATTTCAAGGTCACGTTCCGCCTGCCGCTTGGTTTGGGCCGACAGCGCTATCCCGCTGTCGGCCCCTTGAAAATCCTCTGGGTCACCTCCCCCGGCAACGGTCGCGACACGGCGCCCGTACTGGGCTGCGAGCCCTTCACCGGAGCCGCCCGCACGGATGGATTCCACGACGGCCCGTACGGAGTCCGCGAAGGTCTCACGTGCTGCTTCACGGCGCGGGTCTGACGGGTTGTCGGGCACGTTGATCCCCATCGCGCGGATACGACCCTCCGCACGGGTGATGATCCGGTCCACCTTGACCAGGGCATCAGTGATCACCTGGTTGATGATCGCTTCCCCGTTGGCGATCGACCCGGGGAACCTGGTCCCGAGTTCGATGTTCGAGACGTTGCGGGGAAGGTTCATCTCCCGCCCCTGTGCGATGGTGCGGACCTTCGCGCCCAGTTTCTCCAGGATGCGCTCTGCGATGTCCAACAGCAGGTCCGCGAAGCTGGTGTATGCCTGGTCGTCGATGTCCGCTAGCCGCGCGGGATCCAGGCCGGTGTGTGTGGCTGCTGCGATGCCTCGCTCGGGGGCGCGTTCGATCTGTCGTTGCCGCTGTTCGGACTGGATGCGGTCCGGCTCGCCGCTGGTGGAGTCCTCCACACTGCTGCTCGTGGACTCGCTCACGGTGACGGTGGCGCGCTCACTGGGCTGAACGGTCAGGCCGGGCCCGGCAGCGGACTCGGGCGCGCCGATCTGCTCCCGCATCCACTCATCGGACACGCCACCCAGTTCCCATACGCGCACGATGGATTGCAGGTCCGGGCGACGCTTCAACAGCGGAGAGGGGTCCGGGGTGACTTCGATCCGGTCCCGGTCGCGTTGCCGGTCTCGGTTGCCGGTCTCGTCGCCTTCCTGGTCGAGTGCGTCTGAGACCTGGTAGGACACGCCTTCCGCGAGCGCCTGACCGATCGGGAAGGCCATCGGTTCGATGTGACCCAGCCAGTTGTCTTCCTGGATGACGTGAGCGTTCCACTGGGAGGCTTCTTCGAACCCAAGCAGGATGGACGGCGGCGCGTCCAGTCCGAGGGCGAGCTGCTTGATCAGCCGGTCGATACGGTCGGGAAGTTTCTCGTCGGAGGGCTTGGACATGTCCACCGGCGTGAAGTCCTGGATGTATTCCTTGGGGACGCCTACCAGGTTGCCCGCGAGTACGGCTGACTTCTCGTCAACGGCCGGTTCCATGGCCATCTCTTGCCAGTCGGCTTCGAACTTCTCGTGATCCTTGACCGCTTCGAGGGGGTAGAGCATGGTCTTGGTCTGCGCTGTGCGGGAGCGGGTCAGGACTCGGGACTGTGCGCGGGCAAGGATGAGTTCCCGGGCGATGTCTGCGACGGCTTCCAGTGGCGACTCAGCGAAGTCGGGGTTGCACGGGTTTTCGATGATGACGTGGACTATCACGTCAGCGGATTCCATGAGTTGCTTGTGGTCGTGCAGGGCTGGGCAGTTCATGACTGACCAGATGTTGCCGTGCCGCACGAGGTAGAACGCGCCGACGACTTGCAGGTGAATGGCGGCTTTGACGATGAGGCCGCGTAGGTCGCGGCCGAAGACCTTACGGAGGATGTCGGCGGAGTCGGAGTTTTCGTCGTCAACGACTGAGCCATCGATCTTGACGCGCCAGTCCAGGCGGCCGACGTTGCGTGCTTGCTGGTTGACGACGTAGTAGATCTCGGGGACACAGTGGTAGAGGTGCCACATGTCCGAGGCGGTGACGTTGTACTTGATCGTGTCCGGAATCTTCCGGTAGGACCGCACTACAGCGGCTGTCAGCGGCTCATCAGCAGTCGAGAACAGTCCCATAGCGTGTCACTTCACGGTCTTGGCGCGGGAGATGAGGTCTGCCTGGGTGTGCTTGTTCCACGAGTTCCCACAGCCGCAACCGGTCCAGGAGAGGTTCCCCCAGTGCCCGGCGTGTGGGCCCGTGGTGGTTCGGTCCCCTTCGGGGCGCGTGTGCTTCTCGACGCTGATGACGTCGTTGCCCTTGTTGCGCGTGGTGGCGATGTACACGGCTTCGTCGGTGACGATGATGCGTGCCCATCGTTCGGTGCGGGAGCGCTTGCCTTCCTTGATGGTGACGTGTCGGGGGAACATGTCGGCGGAGCCGGAGACCGTATTGCCGGGAAGGATGGCGTTGTTCCTGGTGTCGCGAATGGGCTTGCGGCGAAGCCCGAAACGGTCGCGGTTGGCAACGACTCCTGCCTTGCGGTGGCGCGGGTTGGGGCGTGCTGTGGCATCTGTGATAGGCCGCTGCTTCATGCGCTGATCGTACTTCGTGTGTGTTGCGTAGGCATGAGGTGTGTCTCTCACGTTTCTTACCTTTCGTGGTGGTGTGAGTGAGGCTGTTCGCAACTGTCAGGTTGCGCAACCCGGGAAAGGTGTGTAACGTAGTGCTCACGAGGTCAGGGAAACAGTCCCGACCCGCACCGACCAGGAGGTCACACCATGCAGAACACCACGATCCCCGCGAACGCCACCTTCGTCGTCGTCGAGGTCATCGACGGCAAGCGGGGCGAGGCGCGCCGCATGAGCGCGGACGAGCTGCGCGAGGTCGCGCGGCGCCACGCGTACGCGCGGTACTGCCCCGCCTTCCCCGCAGCCACCGAGGCCGCGCGGACCGCGCGCATGTCCCGCCGCATCCCGGAGATCGTGGAGAGTGGCATGGAGTCTGCATGGGACTTCGGGCGGACCTCCATGTCCGGCCAGCGTCGGGGGTGGAAGTTCGACGTGAAGGCGTCTTGGTTCGCTGACGCGCAGTAATGCGCACCACCCCACGAGGGCCCGTCACCACTCACGGTGACGGGCCCTCATCGTTGCCGCAGGAAGGCGACGTTCTGACTGGGCACTCCGGTTCGCAACGTCCGAGTTGCACACGCGCCGCAAAGTGTGTAACGTAGTGGTTGTCAGGTCGGGAACACACACCACGGAGGAACACCATGAACACCTACACCGTCACCCTCACCGCAGCCCAGGGCGGACGCCACCCCCACATCTTCCGCGCGATCCAGGCCGAGACCCCCCAGGACGCCATCGTTGCCGCCTACCGCGAGCGCCACGGCGACCACGTGACCTCCACCACCCGCGACGTCCACCCGCGTGGCATGGACATCACCGATCGCTACTTCACGATCTACGGCACGGCCGGAGCAGTCACGTTCGCGGACGTCGAGAAGTGGGAGCACGAGTGCCCGTGTGGCACGCCGGTCCCGAACGTGGATGACTTCTGCGGATCGGCATGCCGGATCTACACGCTCAGCGAAATCTGAGTGCAGTTCAACGAGGGCCCCTACCAGTGCGGTAGGGGCCCTTGTTCATTCTGTCCCGGGGCTTGCCATGGCATCCATGACGGCCGGGTCTGAGCGCATCGTTTCCACGCGCTTGGGGTTGGCGACGCGCCACTCTTTCCATGAGTCGTCGGTGAGCATCCATGCCAGCCACTCCGGCGTGTCCGGCTTGGCTACGGCCTTCTCGTGTGCGGCGGGATCGAAGTGATGTGCGGGGCAGAAGAACATGCCGCAGCCATCGGGCACGTTCTCGATCTCGTCGCCGTCGCCGTCGTACTCATCCCCGTGGTATTCGCACTTGTAGGACACGCCGCGATCTATCTTGGTCTCGCAGCCGGTGGCGTCGCACACGCCCGGAACCATGTACCCGGCCCACCGGTCGCCATCCTCATACACTCCGTAGCCCATCGGTTCATCCTCCCATTGGCAGCTTCCGGACTGTGTAGCGGACGGTAGAGAATCTCATCATGCCGGAAGCCGCTTGGCTGCCGCGTAGAGCCGCGCGCACAGCATCCGGTACTCATCCCGGGGCAGGCGTGGCACGGGCCCTGGACGGACCGTGACCCCACGCGTGCCAAGAAAGTAGTCTTGGAACTTCATGCTCGTTGAGGCGATCTTGCCGGAGTAGGAGCCGTGCCAGGTGACGGGGATGTTGTAGGCATCTGCGATCACGATCCCGTGCAGGCTGGTTGCGATGATCCGTTCACACGAGAGCGCCTTGCGGATGATGGTCCGCCACGGGCCCTTCATCCATATGTTGAGTGCGTCGGGGTGTTTGGCGGCGGCGGCGGAGTGGTCCATGTAGTGGGCGAGGATGCCGACGCTGTGGCGCCGGGTGACGTCGGGGGTGTACATGTCCGGTAGGAGTAGGGCGGGGTCCCCGTAGATCTCTGGCACGTGTGCTCCGTCGATGGCTGCCCGGGTGAGGGGGCCGCGTACGGCGAGGAAGGTAGTTTCGCGGGCGCTGTAGCGGCGGTCGGTCTGTGTGCCGGTGCCCCACACCCAGTCTCCGGGGCGCATGACGGGGAGGACCGAGCCGACAGAGACCACTTTCCCGGTTTCGGAGCGGTCGGCCCGGCGGGGTCGTTTCCCGGTGACGTGTTCGAGGATGGGTAGCGGGAGGACGTCTCCGAAGTTCCGCGTCGTGGGGTGCTGGTAGGCGCGCATACGGCCTATCAGAGCATCCGGCGCCCCGGAGTGCTCGGGCGCGGTTTGCGGGCGTGTATGGGGCGTGTGCGGCCGTCTGGGCATAGGCGAAGGGCCGCGCCCCCGAGGGGGTGCGGCCCTTGGCCGTGTGGGTCACTTCGACATGTAGTTGAGGCCACCCTGGTTGTCGATCTCCAGGAGCAGAACGTTGCGTGCGCGCCACTTCATGTCGTCGTCCACCGGGCGCTCCACCTGAGCGTGTCCGTACCAAGTGCTGTAGATCATGGCGCTGAATCCATCGTGCTGCTCGGTGGCGACCATGTAGGAGACCTTGCCGTTGGGGCTGCGGTACTCGTTGATGTCCGCCGTGACGGGGGTTCCGCTGTAGTCCACGGTGATGGCGGCGACGGTGGTCTTGGTGTTCATGGTGTTCATGGTGTTCCCCGTTTCGCTGTGCTGTTGTCAACCTTGCGAGCACTACGTTACACACCTCGCGAGGGATGTGCAACTCCGACGTTGCGTGACGCGTGCCACACAGCAACAGAGGCCGGTCCCCCTCACAGGGGACCGGCCTCCGCCGTGGTGCCTCGGGGTGGCTCGGGCGCTGGCGCGCCTGCTCTTCCCCCTCATGGATGCCTCAGATGACCAGGAGAGCCCCCGCAGAGGTCCCGGTGCCGTCCAGGACAGACCAGACGATAACGGCACCCTCAGGGCGCCGTGTAGACACCTCTACGGCAAGTTCTTCGCGCTTCGCGAAGGTCCGTGCGGCCTGGAGTGCTGAACGGGCGGCGATCACGGCTTCCTCCACGACGGTTTCCCCGACGCGCCAGCGGACGTTGTAGTCAGACATGGTGTTCCCCTTTGCTGTGTTCCGTGAGTGGGTGGTGCGGGGCCGCCCCCGGCCTGGGGGCGGCCCTTCCCCGGTCAGCTCTGAACCTTGACCTTGGCGTTCTTGCGGACCGGGAACGTCTTGGTCTTGGCCCCGATGCGGACCCGGACGTTCAGCGCCTCACCGTTGATGTGGTTGCTGATCGAGACGACCCGGCGAGCGTTGCCCTTGACCATGACCGTCATCCCCTCGGTCAGCTCCATGGCGGAGATGGTCGCGGTGGTCTTCTGGGCGACCGGCGCGGCGGGGCGCTCTTCGCGGATTCCCAGGCAGCGCTTGCAGTTGACCGGGGCGTCGGTGGCCATGAACTGGGTGATCTTGAAGTTGCGACGCTTGGCGGAGCCGCAGTGAACGCCGGACTCACCGCCGCCGATCCAGCCGTTGTGGACCGTGATTCCGTTGGTGGTGACGTTCATGATTTCCTCCGTGTTTTGTGCTCCCGACCTGATGAGCACTACGTTACACACTTTTCGGGGATCGCGCAACCCTAATGTTGCGCGATCCCCAGAGGATCCGCGATCAGCCTGCCGAGTAGTACGAGCGGCGAAGCTCCGCCAGCGCGTCCCCGGCGCTGTCGATCTTCTCGCGGCGGCTCAGGCTGTCCCACTGGTCGCCGTGCTCGTGCCGGGCCCACTTCCACGCAAGCGCCAGATCGGTACGCGCGTTCAGCACCGTTCCGTCAGCGGTCGTGATGGACAGGTCTCCGGTGATGGGGGTGTTGCTGGTCATGACTGCCTTCCTTCCGTGTCGTCGCGCTCAGGCGAACTCGCGCGCCAGGAACTTGTTCATGGCGGCGGCCGTGTTGCCGTGGTTGATCGTGTTCCACTCGGCGTCGCCGATCTCGTAGTTCATCGTGTCGCCCACGCGGATGGTCACGTTGCGGACGATGTCGCCCTTGGTGAGCGTGAACTGGATGACACCGGCGCTCTCACCCCCGGTGAGGCGAACGGTGCTCGCTTCGAGGTCGGAGACCTTCGCGCCGAGGATGACGCCCAGCATGTTCGCCTTGGCGGTGGCGTTGCCCTGAGCGGTGGTGGTGTCCATGTGTTCCTCCGTGGTGTGTGTTCCCGGCCTGACGAGAACTACGTTACACACCTTGTGGCGGCTGCGCAACTCGCGTGTTGCTTACGCCACCGGCGCCGAGGCGGCACCGGTGGCGTGTCGATCACTTGCGCGGACCAAGGAACTCGGGACGCTCCACCAGCACAGCGGTCCCGTTCGCGATCATCGCGAGCGCTTCCAGCTTCCGCATCGGAAACACGCGCTGGGCGTAGTAGTAGTAGCGGGGGCCGCGCTTGGTGCTCACGGTCCAGATCTCGCGAACGTTGACCGAGGTGACGTGCCCGAGGTAGGTGTCGCCGTCCCAGACGTCCGGGCCGACGCTGCTCACGCGGATGGCCTGACCGTTGCGGTCCAGTGTCTTACCGAGCTGGACGTAGAAGGCCACCTTGTTGACGGCCGTGATGGTGATGGCCTGGTCGCCGTTGTCGGGGGTGAAGGTGTAGGCGCGCATGGTGTCTCCTTGGTGGGTGGGTTGGGACCGTTTCCCTGACCTCGTGAGCACTACGTTACACACCTCCCGGCTTTCGCGCAACTCAGGCGTTCGCAACCCGGGTGTTGCATTCTCGGACTCAGGTGTGTAACATAGTTCTTGCAAGGTCGGGAACACACACCACGGAGGAACACATGGACACCATCCGCGACATGGTCATTCGGAAGCTGAACAGCTCCACCCACCAGAGCGCAGACAACCACGACGTTGCCGCCATCGTCACCGATCTCACCAACTTGGCCGACAGCATCGACACCGACATGCCCGTCCGCGACACCATCGCGGACATCATGCGTGCTGACGGCGGCGCGGCTTTCTGGGACATCGCGGCCGAACACGACTGCGAGCCCTGGGGCTGAGCCCACCCTGGGGCGCGGCCTGGACCCCACACACGGTCTAGGTCGCGCCCCGGTCAGCGCGGGAAGCTTCGGCCCCGACGACGCCGGA